ATCTATCGAGATGAGGACTGTGCTGTAACAACAGACGAGGGTGCTGTATTTTGCAGTGAAGCCTGTGCTAAAGATTTTTATGGATTTAATTTTATAGATTGGAGTGAAGTTTGATGGGAAAACACGTTGAACTGCTGGCGTATACGCCAGACCCAGTGGTGGTTGCACAAATCGCTGCCGGTATGTGCCGAGCTACTGGCCCGACAAAGAAGGGGCTGGAAGTAGCTATAGAGAGCGGGCATGAATCGGTGCTGGAGCATGTATCATTTACATTCCGCATAACGGATGTGAGTCGAGCATTTCTGGCACAGATAACCCGCCATAGGCTGGCAAGTTTCTCTGTAGAGAGCCAACGGTACTGCAAATACACGAACAATGTTAATGTAGTAGTACCGCCCAGCATTACCAATAACGATAGTGCCAACCAACTTTACAGAGAAACGATACAGCAGGCGGCGAATGCTTATACCGCTCTTATTGGCATGGGTGTTGGCGCAGAAGACGCACGATTCGTATTGCCCGAAGCAACTGTTACCAATATGGTAGTTACGATGAATGCCCGTGAGTTGCGGCACTTTTTTGCACTGCGTTGCTGTAATCGTGCTCAGTGGGAGATACGCGCTGTGGCAGACGAGATGCTTGCGCTGTGCAAACAGACCGCCCCTGAGCTATTTAAGGATGCAGGCGCACCGTGCGTGCGTGGGGAGTGCCGTGAAGCGTACCCTTGCGGAGAGCCTCGCGCATGAAAAACATCTATTGCATTGTCGGGGAATCGGGGGCTGGCAAATCCCGTGTTGTAGAGGAGTTGTGCAAGCAATACGGCCTGACCGAACTACGCAGTTATACCACGCGTGAGCCTCGATTTGAGGGCGAGAACGGCCATATATTCGTGTCCGGCCTGACGTTTGACCAAATACACCACCAGTACCCTGATATCGTCGCAGAAACCGTATTTGACGGCAATATGTACTGGTGTACGCAGTCTCAGGCGGATAACGCGGATTTGTACGTAATTGACCCGGCAGGGCTTATAACGTTTAGAGAGCGTTATCACAGCAAGAAGGGGATTAAAGCCATTTATCTAAAGGCTACGGGCATCACACGACGTTTAAGAATGGCCAATAGAGGCGATGACCCCGAACAGATTGAAGCCCGCATATCGCACGACCGTAAGGCGTTTGCAGAAGTCGCGAATCTTACAGATACAACGATTTGGAACGATGCGATTGTAACTACGGTTGATGAGATATGGGAATATATACAGAACACAGAAAACAAGAAAGGTCGTGGCAAATGAAAGTAGAAGAATGGCTTGGCGCAGACAATCAGATTGGTATTGACATATGGCATAAAAAATACCAGAACGGTAACGAATCATTTGACGAATGGCTTGACCGCGTTAGCGGGGGAGACGAGTCGGTTAAAACTCTCATCAAGGAGAAAAAATTCCTATTTGGCGGTAGAATCCTTGCTAACAGAGGACTCAACAAGAACGGCGAGAAGGTTACATATTCTAACTGTTACGTTATTGCGCCGCCCGAAGATTCAATAGAATCTATTTTTGAATGTGCTTCCAAGTTAGCACGGACATTCAGCTATGGTGGAGGGTGCGGCATCGACCTCGGCAAACTTGCCCCACGCGGAGCTAAGATTCATAACACTGCTAAAGAAACATCTGGTGCTGTATCGTTTATGGATTTGTATTCCATGGTAACAGGGCTGATAGGGCAATGTGGCCGGCGCGGGGCTTTGATGATTTCAATGCCTTGTGACCACCCCGACCTCGAAGAATTTATCGAAGTCAAATCAGATTTATCTCGTGTCACTAAGGCAAATATATCTGTACGAATCACCGATGACTTTATGGTAGCCGTAGAACTCAATTTGCCTTACACACTGTCATATACACGTCCTGAGACAGGCGAAACCATTAGCAAGACGGTCAATGCTCGTGATGTATTTCGTAAGATAGCTGAAATGAACTGGCGTACCGCCGAGCCGGGTATATTGTTTTGGGATAGAATAAAGACGTGGAATCTACTTGCGAACACACCTGAATTTGAGTTTGCTGGCGTAAATCCATGCGCTGAAGAGCCGTTGCCGGAGGGGGGCTCGTGTTTGCTTGGCAGCATTAATCTTGCGGCTTTCGTCGAAAAACCATTTACACCCTTTGCTTCATTCGATTATCAGTCATTCATCAATACGGTGGAAAGGGCTGTAAATGCCTTGAATGACGTGCTGGATGAAGGTATGCCACTGCACCCTCTCAAAGAACAAAGAAATAGCGTACGCAAGTGGCGTCAGATAGGACTTGGCATAATGGGGTTAGCAGACATGCTAATTATGATGGGTGTCGAATACGGCTCAAGCGCTGCAATAGAACTGTGTGATGAGATAGGAATTCATCTTGCCGACACAGCAATAGATGCTTCCATGACTGCTACAAAGGAGATTGACGTATTATCCCCTGATAATTATAAGGATACAGGGTTCTTTAAGTATAATTGTCGTTATAGTAAGCGCACACCTATTAGTATGAAGAACTCACAGCTTCTGACTATTGCACCAACTGGGACTCTTAGCACAATGCTTGGTATTAGTGGCGGCATAGAACCTATCTTCGCCAATTCATATACGCGCCGTACAGAAAGCTTGCATAACAAGGAAGTAACGTATAAGGTGTATACTCCTATAGTCCAGAAGTATATGGAAATGCACAATCTCAAAGATGAGGCTGAATTACCATCTTATTTCGTCACCGCCAAGGATATTGACTATATAGACCGCATAGCTATGCAGTCGATTTGGCAGAGCCATATAGACGCATCTATTAGCTCCACTATCAACTTGCCATACGAAACCACTATAGATGATGTGATGAATATCTATATGGAAGCATGGAAGGCAGGACTGAAAGGTTTAACCATCTATCGTGCTGGGTGTGAGCGTGAAGGTATACTGGTTGACAGTAATGAGGCGCACCATGGCGATGACCCACGTGTTTGTGAAGAGCTGCAACGTGGCATGATAGAGGATGTACCCGAAGGTTTAACCTATCGTAAATATAAGTTAAAGACTGGGTGTGGCAAACTTTATCTATTTGTCGGTATAGACGAGGATGAAGGTAAGATATACGACTTCTTCACAAACACGGATGGCGTTGGTGGTTGTGTAGTGTCAACGCAAGCTAATAGCCGTCTCATGTCTGCCGCATTGCGCGGAGGAGTGCCAATAGAATATATAATTGAACAGCTACAGAAAGCTGGCAGTTGCCCAAGCTATCAGTATGCACGCGGCAAAGGCATAGAGGTTAGCAAGGGACGCTCTTGCCCCAGCGCAATAGCGTATATGTTACAGCAGATTCTTGACGAACTGAAACAGAGCGCTAACGAAGAAGATGCGGTGCAGGAAACCCCTGTTGTTGCTACATCTGAGGGTGGTGCGTGCCCAAGTTGCGGAGCCAAAGAAGTTGTGCATGAAGGTGGATGCATTGTTTGCAAGCAGTGTGGCTGGAGCAAATGTAGCTAAGGGTACAGTATGCCTGATAACAGAAAGCTATACATCTCCGACTGGCACTACGGGCATCAAAACATATTAGCGTTTGATAATCGCCCATTCAAAACGGTTGAAGCAATGAACGCGACACTTATTGAGCGTTGGAACTCAGCTGTGGGCGCAAGCGACATAGTATATATGCTGGGAGATATGTTCTGGTGCAATATGCAAGAAGCTATCGCCGTCCTCGAGCAATTAAATGGCAATATCTTCTTAATCAAAGGGAACCACGACCGTTGTGGCGACGGGCGGTTTCTCAAAAAATTCGTTAAGGTGACTGAATACTTAGAAGTCGAAGACGCGGGGAGAAAGGTAGTGCTTTGCCACTACCCCATCCCGTGCTTCAAAAACCATTACTACGGTTGGTATCACTTGTATGGTCATGTTCATAGCTCCTTCGAGTACAACATGATGGAGCACAACCGCTACTTGATGCAAGAGCTATACGGGATACCATGCCATATGTATAACGTTGGGGCTATGATGCCGTGGATGGACTACACACCAAGAACTTTAGATGAGATAAGGAGTCTGAATGAACATCAAGATTAAATATTGTGGCTCTCCTGAGCTAAAGATGATTGCAGAAGGAGAGTGGATTGACTGTTATGCCTGTGGCGACACTCGACTTAAGTCTGGTGAGTCTGCTCTCATACCTCTCGGCTTTGCCATGGCATTGCCTGATGGGTACGAGGCCAATGTCGTGCCTCGCAGCTCAACCTTTGCTAAATGGGGCGTAATACAGACCAACCATTACGGAGTGATTGACAGCAGCTATCGCGGCAATGATGACGTGTGGAGATTCCCCGTGTATGCTCTGCGTGACACGTTTATCCCAGATGGCACACGCATTTGCCAGTTCCGCATAAACAAAACTATGCGGCATGAGTTCGGCAATATAACGTTTGAATCCGTAGATGATTTAGGCAACGCTAATCGCGGTGGATTCGGTAGTACAGGCGAAAATTAAGGGGGTAGTTATATGATTATATTCGTTTTAGGCATCGTTCTGGCGATAGGCGTATTTCTGCTTACGGGCATAAGCAATGTAGAGCACGACAAGAAATTTCTGAATAAGTTTCAGTTTCTGGCGGCTGTACCTCTGGTAGCAGGACTCGCTTTTAGCACCATTACATCTGTGCCGACCGGCTATACAGGCATTCTGACCACATTTGGCAAAGTTGAAGACGGCAATATTGGAGCAGGTATGCACGCTAAAGCTCCATGGCAAAATGTTGTTAAAATAGATAACCGTACACAGAAAACACTCATAGAAACTGAAGCATTTAGTTCAGACATCCAGCAGGTAGACCTGAAAGTGTCTATTAACTATTGCATCGACCAGAATACGGCGCAGGTGCTATACAAAACTGTTGGAGAAGACTACTACAATGCCATCCTGTATCCTCGCATCCTTGAGCATGTCAAGATTGTATTTGCCCAGTATACGGCAGAGTCCCTCATGTCCAATCGTAGCGAAATAAGTGAACAGATACGCATAGCACTGTCTGAGGACGTGTCTGAGTATGGCATAAATATTGTAGCAATATCCATAGAGGACGTTGATTTTACGGATGCTTTTACGGATGCTGTTGAAGCCAAACAAGTAGCCGAACAGAATAAGCTTAAAGCACAAACCGAACAGGCGCAGAAGACTATGGAGACTGAAGCCGCATCACAGCGACAAGTGATAGAAGCACAGGCCGCTGCTGAAGTATCCCGTATTAACGCTGAAGCCGCCGCCGAAGTTGCCAAGATAGAAGCCGATGCTGCTAAGTATGCTGGCGAAAAGGAGGCTGAAATGAACCGCAAGCTGGCCGAGTCCCTGACTGACGCTTTGGTAAGGTATTACTACGCTAATCATTGGGATGGCAAACTACCGCAGTATGTAGGTGGCGATGGCACGCTCCCCATAATAAAATTCGGCGAGTAAGGTATAACAGATAATAAGGCACCGTAAGACCCTTGCGTAGGCGGCGGAAAGAGTTAAAGGCCGAGAAAGATTGAATGGTGGGACAAAGAACAGGAATATTGGAGAACATGAAAGAAGGTTAATTTGATGATTGATATTGTATTAAAAAATGGTCAATCGGGTTATGACGCTATAAGCGATTACATTTATAGGTATTGGAATCACAACTTCTTAGACACAGTTATCGTATCCATTGGTACTTCCTACGACGGGCATACCTATGACCTTCGTAACGAAGTTGCCAGTCCAATAAGCCTTAGTGACGTCGAGTTTCTGAATGACTGGTGGGAGGGCGAAAAGTATATCAAGCTATTCGGAATCAAGGCGGTCGGCGAACTCGATATTTCGGGGGGAATCTATGAGTAAGTCATTTGATTTCTGCAAAGCAACAGTACAAAATACCTATCGTTCAAGTTACGTAGACCGTAGCTGGGATAATGCTGTTGAAGATTATGAGACCGAAACCATCTTCGATAAATATCTTCACGGTGCCAGAAACTTTTTCTTTGAGAGAAAGGTTGATGATAAAACCGAAATCTGTTTTGATGTTAGTATTTCTTTTAATTGCAATGCAGATTTCGATTACTTCACATCTGAAAGTTGTGTTCACGATGGTACGCTGTATTTTATCAGAGAGGCAATGGATAAGTGTGTTCGGAAGGTATGCTTGGCTCAAACCTACAATAAAAATACCGGAGCACCGGAGTCTGGAGATAGTATTCAATACATTGTCGGGGACTTCGTTGTCCTAACAGAATATGACGGCGATTTTGTGCCAGCCGATAAGCCGTGGATGAGAGAGCGTACAACTGTATTACTCCCTCTTAAGATGATGAAAGGTTAATTCTATGAGATGTCCATACTGTGAGTCTGAGACAAATGATTTTGTTCCAATGAACCAAGCCGTTGAATACAGTGGCATTGAGATGGCTGTAAACAGGCAGGGAATATTGAGAGTGAGAGTGCTTGACGATGATGGCAGTTTCACGACTCAAGATATCATTGAGATACGCAACTGTCCACTGTGCGGGAAACGATTTATGAAAGGTCGATGTGTATGAGCAGAATCGTCCATTGTCCAAGATGTGGGCACCATATAAATCTCGGTGAGTAAGGTATGAATCAACAAGAACAGGCAATAACTTGTATATGGAATATGAAATAACAGTAAGCATCAATGGAGTCCAAGTGAGCATGGAGGAGTATCGACAGCACGATTTTAGCCGCTCGATATCGAATAACAGTAGGTCAAAAACAGTAGAAATTAAGGAGGCAGTATGATATACTAAGGGAGTCGAAAGACTCCCTTAGTTTTTTTTTGGTTAAGGAGGAACATTATGGTTACTGCGCTATACGCACGAGTATCTACCGATGCACAAGCCGAAGAAGGCTACAGCATCGACATTCAAGGCGAGCGGTTAGAAGCATACTGTAAGCTGAAAGGATATAAATCTTTTGAACATTATGTAGATGGTGGATATACCGGCAGCAATCTCAATCGTCCTGCAATGACGCGCCTTATAGAAGATTGTAAGTGCGGGGAAGTTGAGCGGGTAGTTGTGTTCAAACTTGACCGTTTAAGCCGCAGCCAAAAGGACACGCTCTATCTTATTGAGGAGGTATTCCTGCCACACAATGTAGATTTTGTGTCTATTAGTGAAAGCTTTGATACTGCGACCCCATTTGGTCGCGCCATGATAGGCATCTTATCTGTGTTTGCACAACTTGAGCGTGAGAATATCAAAGAGCGCACAAAGGCAGGTATGTTAGGTCGTGTACGTGAAGGATATTGGCCTGGAGGCGGCAGGACACCGTTTGGGTACGATTATGATCCCAAGCTTAAGACGCTGGTGCCAAATAAAGACGCTGAGACTGTGCGCAAAATCTATGATTTGTACATAGGGGGTTGCTCAACATACGAGATACAGCGCATACTGGGCATGAAATACGACAGGCTGGCCGAGCAGATTTTAGCCCGCAAAACCAACACTGGCGTGATTGTGTATAACGGAGTGGAGTATCAGGGTAAACACGAACCAATAATATCCCTCGAGACCTATGAACGTGCCATGGCTTGTATGAAGAAGCGGTCGGCAGCTCCTACCCCACGGAACAATGTCTATCTATTGACAGGCTTGTTGGTGTGTGGGGTGTGCGGTGCAAAGATGCGTTATCAAGGCGGACATATATACTGCTATTCGCGTCAAAAAAGTAAAGCGTATTTGGTTAAAGACCCGAACTGCGACAATGAGTCCCACAACGTCCAAGACATAGAGAACGCCGTGCTGACTATATTTTTCCAGAACACCAGTCGGTTTAATAAAGCCGAGGCTTACGACATTAAGACCAACGTTCTCGATGAACTTGTACAACAGAAGAAAACCTTAGAGCAAAAAATTAGGAGGCTTTATGGATTGTATGGTGATGGAGGTGACGATTATTTAATAGAAGCCATTGAAGAATCTAAGCAACAACTGGTTCGTATAGCAGACAAAATCGTCAACGAAGAAGATAGAGAAAAGGAGGAGACAAAAAGACGTCGGCTTGTAGAGAAGGTTGGTAACATTCGTGACCGTTGGGATACTATGGCTCCCGAAGAACAGCGCGAAGTGTTGCACGAGGCTATTAAACAGATAACCATAACCCACGATAAAATAAACATAGATTTCAATTTATAGGGAGGTTCGACGTGGTACATTCATGCCAACTGATGTGCCAAGTCGAAAATATGAAAATGACAAGAAGGGAAGCACTTTTACGTGCAATTAAATATGTCGGGGACAATGACCCTGAGCTTACACATAAACTCAATGAGATGATAGAGGATATGCCTATGACGCATTGGAGCGCTGCGGCGTGCTATGATGCGATAGAGGATTTCTACATCACACATGGCAGATTCCCGCACATGGAGGACTTTAAGCGCAGTTCCAAGTTGCCTACTTTACCTACGATAAGAAACCGGTTCCATATGCCAGCCTTGCAGTGGCTGCGTAGTTTGGAACATTACACGCCTGCTCGCACTAATTCCGCGCTGGCAGCTTTTATCGATGAGTACAATCGTATACACCCAGTATCTGGCCCTGACTACAACATCAAAAAATGTAAAGATGTTTCCAGATGGGAAGCAGTTGCGAGGAGATATACACCTTCTGGCAACTGGACAGACTTATTAAAACTCACTGGATTACGGTCAGTGCCACGTCGGCACATTCCAGAGTATCAGGTGGACGCAACAGGTGGAATCTGGGCCATAGAAGAACGGTTGCAGGCGCTTGAGCATAAAGATAAAGAGCTTAATAATTAGCTAAAAATAGGGAACCCGCTGGTCAAATTGGCCAATGAGTTCCCTATTTTTTGTTGAATACAAATGTCGCTAACTTTGCTTTGCCTTTTTCAAGACTGTTAGATATCTTAATATCGCACCTCACTGGAGTCTCTTCCAGCTCCGCCTGCAAACGTTCAAATGCAACAGCATCTGCTGTATAAATGTCTTTCATAACAATGGTGGGGCGGGATGTAGCACCCGCCCGTTGCTCGGTTACGCTTTTATTTTACCGACGAGTCAGAACCGTCACTCGTCTACTTGCACTCGGTCAATTTTTAATGAGTCAGAACCGTCACTCAATCCTTGATGGACATTTCCTTCTTAGGTGCACCCGCCACCGCATCGTATGCGCCGTTAGACGCAAACGCTACCACAACGGCGTTCAGCACGCACAGCGCGGCAGACTCGATAGTCAGCGCACCAGTGAAGAAGGTGCCCGCTATCAGCACCAGCAAGGCCACGACATAGCTTACTATTTGGGTGTGTACCTTAGAGAGCACACCGAGATTCTTGACAAACTGAGTTACCAGAGAGGTAGCCAGAGCCGCGCCAGAGTAAGTGAGGAGCATAGTCCAAGTAAAAAATTCGTTCATTATTTTATCCCCTTTCAATGATATGGTGCAAGAGTTCTTCTCTTGCTTTCTTAAGCCCTTCGATACCGTTACCATCAATCGAATGATTGATAATAGCTACCAAGCCATTCATAATGGCCTGATTGGTCAATTCTTGTCGCTCAAACTTGTCTTCCAACTGCTTAAAGCGTGCGGAAGCCTGTTCGTGCTGCGCTTCAAGGGTTGCTACTCGCTTCTGCACATTAACAGCAGGTGCGAGTATATCCTTGATAGCCTTAATGCCCTGAGATATGAGCACAACTGCGCCCAGTATTGAGGCGCACCATCCCCACCATTCCATACAGCCACCTTTCTTTAGTTCATTTTTAGCCGCCCAAAATACTTCCAATAACCAGCGGTAACATCAATAGGCCGTATCACAACGCCATAATCGCGCCCCTTGGACTCAATTACCATCCCGTTGCCTACATAGACACCAACATGGCTCTTATCAGAATCTGTACCACGGAACAGTAAGTCACAGGGCTGTAACTCAGCGCGAGTTATCTTGGTGCTCATACTCCACAGATGATTACAGTTGCGCTTGGATTTAGCCATACCATGGTCCTGAAGCCAACGGGATATCAGACCGGAACAGTCATACATCTTAATGTTCTGCACACCGGCCTTTTTCTGCTTAGCGAGAAATGCCTTGGTGCGACGCTTGTTGGCAGAGCTGTTTTCCATCACGTCTATAGCGTAATCAGTAGCGTCTTCGCCATTGCCGCCCCAACAATAGATGTTACCGAGCTGCTTATATAGATAGGCTATGAAGTCAGCCCGAAGCTCATTATCAACAGTAGGGGCGGGAGGAGTAACTGCGGGATCTTCGTTCAGTGCGGCAAGCGTGTTTTTACCGATTATACCGTCAATGGACAGTTTCTTTGCCGCCTGAAACTCACGCACTGCATTATATGTTTTCTTGCCAAAAACGCCATCTGCGGCGATATTATAGCCGTGTACGATTAACCTTTCCTGTGCGTGTTTAATATCGTCTCCGCGCATATACGGAGATGTAAGACGTAGCGTGCGCACAACGGTGATATCTTCCTTAGGTTCATCTGGTTTTACAGGCTCGTCGGGTGTGGGTTCGGGCTTAACAGATTCATCTGTACGGAGCAAGGCTATTATATCACGAGATTTAAGAGCGTCTTCATATGTTATCCAGCAGTACCCGCCTTCTGGGATAGATAGACTTCCCTGCGTCCCCCACGAGTTCCGCAGAATAAAAATACCTCTTTCATCGTCCCACCCGACTATCGCCATAGCGTGACTACCATCTGGTTCACCATCGACAATCCAACGTCCATTCGCAATGCGCACATACGGCAAGCTAATAACACAACGTTCGCCGAGTTTGTTGCGGCTGTCGTATATTGTGGCTTTTATTTCCTGCACCGTAGACACTCGTGCCCACTGCCACATTTTATAAGGCTCTGCCGCTTTCAACATCACGTCCCGATATTTTTCAGCATAATGTATTGCATCAGGAACTTCATAATCAACGCTGTCAACGCTTCGAGGTGGTACGCCGTCTCTCGCGAAACCGTTACAAGCTTCTGCAAGGTACATCCCCCTTTGCCTGTGGCTACGCCAATAGCCGTACCCAAATGTAGCGCCCGGTTCAACGCCGGTGGCAGTATGAGACGCACTTCTTACAGCGTCCATAGCGCACCTCGCTATTTCACCTTGATTATAAATGGGAGCATCTTTGGCTGTAAATTTTGAGGGGAAGTCTGCCCTCATAACCCTCAAAGTGTAATCGCGTGGGTCGGGCACAGATTGCAGACATCCATAATACTGTTTCTTTTTCATATTTCCTCCATTATACTGCGTAGTGTGTTGAGAAGTTTAATTAACTGTGAAAGGGTAGGGGTAGCACCCATTGCCATCAGCTCTACCTTGATTTTTGCAAGTTTGTCGTTATCTTCCTCTATTTTTTGTTTTAGTGCATCAACGCGAGTCTCCAGTTCATTTCGTGTCATTGAGTAGAGCCTCCAGTTCTGCTATTTTGGCAACCAGCTCATCATACGTGGCATTCTCGTCCAGCACAATCTGTTCACCATCTTGATTGCGCGTCCACTTATCGCCTACGCGCATATCGCCTACTTGTAGACCGAATTGAGAAGCATCAACCAGTTCGGCATTTAATGAAGCTTCGAGCTCGTCCTTCTGTGCCGCATCTGCGACCAGAACATTTGTCACAAAATTGTCCTTTACTATTGCATACTTCATTCCTTATTCTCCTTTTTTATTGATTTACTGGTATGCGGGTATATACAATACCTTGGTAGCCAGAACCTCCACTATACTTGCCATCCCCAATGGTGTCCTCTGACCAAAACTGTCCTCCTCCACCAGCGCCAGAGCCATAATAAGTAGCATTAGAGCCCTGGCCTGAATTGGTGTTGTGAGACTCATAACCTCCGCCGTTACCACCACCGTAACTGCCACCGTATATTACGTTCCCTGTGTTTGTGGCTTTATCGTTATTTATACCGTTACTACCATTAGTACCTCCTGCACCGCCATCTCGGTAATAAAAGTTTCCATCACTATACTCACCATATGTGCCACCTGCACCTCCTCCACTGTGCGGCTTACTACTCCAAAGTGTATAGGAAGTATCATTAAACGGATATTTAGATAGGCCGTCGCCAGTACCAGCAGCGATAGGACCCGTTTGATTCCATGCGAAACCACCGCCACCTGTGCCACCATTTTTACCAGACACGGGGTTAACGTTTATACCACCGATGGACGAAGCCCCCTGTGCTGCACCAACAACAACCGCGCCACCTTCAAACGCTTCTATAACCTGATTTTTCATATAGGCTCCTGCGCCGCCCGGCCCCCCGCTGGCACCATTCGCACCACCACCGACGACGCAAACCTCCATGTTCACGGGTTCAGAGAGCACAAGATTGCCCGACTGTGTTATAGCCAACAACCTATAATCGTTACCATCCCCCATTGTGACAACGCCATAGTCGGTAAATGTGCAAGAACCCTGAATTAAGAGATTAGCTACATCCACACCACCAGATGCAGTCATCATCATTCTGCGCCGTAACGCCCACTGCATAGGCATTGTCATTGCGCCGCCACCTCTTGCACTATCCACGCCCCGCGATAAACATCAAATTCGTAGGTCTTATTCGCCGCAAACTTAGGGAGTTTGCCCACAATCTGCCCCGCGAAGGTTATGTTCGGGGACGCGCCAGTAGTAAATACACCGTGCGACCAGCCATTATTCGCAGGAGGTGTAAACGAGTATGTATTGACGGCAGCAGACACAGCGTATATCTGGTCCCCAGTAAGCGCTGTACCAGAAGTAGGAAGGGAAGATGCCATTTGTGCTTTCTGCATATCAACATACTGCTTGGTGACCGCTTCATTTGCAGTAGTAGGGTTCCCAGATAAAACAAGAGCGCCGGTCATTGTGCCGCCGCTCTTAGGTAGTGCCTTCGGGTCATGGATGTCGTATTCTGTTTGTCCAATTTGTATTTTTTCTAATTCTGCCATTTGTTCACCACCTTTATTGACAGAAACCTTAATGTGTGATATCTTTAGTCCAACAACAAGTGAACGCAAAACGAGATAGGGGAGGCGAGAGCCTCCCTTGTTTCGTTTTACAGCAATATGCCGAACGTTGTTGCTATTGTCTCTTTGTGCTTACGTGGAATAGGACGCAAGTCTTGTACCCAGTTACCTACACAAGACTTGCTCACCCCGCAGGCATTGCCTACGTCCTCCAGTATCAAGCCCTTCTCGCGCATCTTGTCTGCCAGATATTCGCCATCACTTGAGATTTTAGCAGCCCTACCATGCTCAAAAGCCAAATCCCACATGATTTGTTGCTTGTCAGTTATCATCTTCTTGGGTTCGTCCATATCTTCAATATCAAGCGTCTGCATAGCATCACTGATAACGCGTTCAAGTGCTGGTGTCATTCTATGCCCAATAAGAATTAGCCGCATAGCCAGCGAATAACCATAGGCGGGATACACCTGAGCCACGTCCAACATACCTCTCGCACTAAACTTGTCTGGATAGACATTGTACATCACCCCGTACAGATAGCCGAATGTTTTTACCGCTTCATCTCTCATTGCTTTCTCCTTACTGCGCGTTTAATGTATTTATAAAGGGCTGTCGCACCCTTAATATACGGCAAAGAGTCTTCACTGCGTCGGATATTACCGACTTGTGCCAAGCATAACACGCTCACCGTTGTTTGGATTCCTTGGTTAAATATTCCAGCAGCTCATGCATATGCGCTGTACCATAGCGTCTTACAGCTTCTCGATCCTGCTGACGCATACCATCTATCTTAATTTTTACGCCCGGTACGTAAGTTACCCGAAATGCCTGCATGAACTCGGTAACCGTCATATCTTCAATATCGGTACGCATTGGCATCTCTACGCCTGCTGAGCCAGCAAGTATGGCCTCATACAAAGTTTTAGCTGCGGTTGCTACTTCATCGTCTGCGCTATGACCACGCCCAGACCGTGCAACGAACTCGCCAGTGGCAACATCCACGTACATCTGCATGGCTAACATACGTCTGGCACGAGCATTGGATATAAGCACGCCATTATATGTGGCCGTAGAAATCCAACCGGAGCTATAAGTGTCGCACTGAAGTCCAAGGGTAGAGGCATTGATGTAAAGTCTATCGTAACCGCTTTTCTTCCAGCGCTTAAACCCAGCTTGTTCGAGCTCACGGATGCGGTCAAGCTTAGCTTTCAGCTCGTCCCGCTCCGCGCGGTCAGCCTTAACCTTGCGGTTGTAGGCAAGGATTTTTCGCGCAGTTCGTTCGTCATTCCGTCGCCCCCGATAAAAGCATACTTAACACGTATTCAAGCGTTGCCATTCTTTCTTCTTCGCCTCTTTATGTTGGTTACTACATAAGTGCAAAAAATAACTATGTAGACATTTAGGCACTTTTAGGCAGAAAATGTAGGAATACTCAATGAGTCATCTGCAACTTCCTGCCTTCATTTACGTCTAACTACGTTTATGGCTCTATTGGCCTTGCTTCGAGATGTCATTCATTTTGAAAATATATCACTCAGAATCTGTTTCATCTTCCTCCGTCCAAACACCATAAAGTTCGAACCTACAGTCCGGATATATGAGCATCGAAGTCCCTCCAATTGAGGTTATGGGATATGCCCAACCTGGAGATCCAATTAATCTGCTCTGAGTATCACTGGTTGTACCATATACTACATAATTCCTGCCAGAGTCATTGCCCTATGAAGGGGCCTCAGTCCTCTGCACAGTTTCGATTTGCTGTGGACCAGACACATCGACTTTATAAACCATATCAAACATACTCAATACTGATATTTAGGCGTTTTCTTCGGGGATAACTGCCCAAACCATTCAATATTGGTAAACTTTTATGTAGAATAAAATTCATATTTCATGCACCTTATCTGTTTAGTTGGACTATATATTCTGATTTCCTTATAAGGAAAGCCATAAAAATCAATTGCAAAAGCGATCACTGGTTTTGCATATTCATCTCCCGACTTTGTCACGATTGTGTATGCGCTTCCACTTTGTTCGCCAATGCTCACGCAAAACATTAAATCGTTGCCTTGTATAATACTTCCGTCAATTTTTCGTAAACTATCAGTTATGCGTATGTAATCTCCATCGCTGTAATTACTGATCATTAATTTTTTGATTTTCACAACATAATTACCCTTATCTGATGGTATAGAGAACGTAGGAATCACTGTCCCGTTAGGGTCGGAAGTGCTCACACCATTAATACCATGGTATCCAATTCTCGGTTTATTATGTATAGAACCTGGAAATGGCTCAGCGATATTCCAATCAGGCTGGACTATTTGTTCCGCTCGCGCTATCGTGTCTGGAATATATTCCTCTGGTATCGTTTTAATCTCTGTCACGTCTGTCCAGAAAAGAATATCATCTTTAGATATAGATGGCTCAAAACCATTAATAGATATATATTTGGTGTTGCAATCGAACATCACAAAACCACTGCCAAATGAATAGGCCACATACGGAGGCTGAATCCTTCCAAGAACATTCTCATATTTAACTCCATTTATTTCTACGAGCGGTATTGGATTTTTGCCCATATTTGTAATATTTGCCCATGCATCAAAGCCCGTAATCGTGGTAAATTTCGATTCCTTCCAATGCGTTCGGTTTTTTATATAATCCTGGGCACTTTTGTCATTTTGATTCCAATCGGGCTGTTTTATTAGCGACTTAAAAGACTGATACAATGATGATATTTGTTTTTGTACATATTCTTTTATCGCATTCAGTACAGTTTTAAGGCCAGCGGTATTAACTAACATATCGTATGTCACCTCCTATATTAAGCCTTTTACCATGATTGGAAAAGAACCATTCTTTGGCAGGTATAACCGCTGCCATAGGACTTTCCCAATCGGCAACGGGATTCTGTTCGTAGTAATCTGTCCTACGTATTGGAGCTTGCGGGTTAAATATACTATCGTCACCTATATGCTGTAATGTTGCGGGTATTGTAGTCAACATGCGAATATTATTGGCGGTAGCCCAAAGTTGGATATAGTAATCGTCATCTTGAGCGTCTGGATAATGTTTGTCAATCCAATCGAAGCAAGGCTTAATATATTTAGCCGGCATTATAATCCCACAGGCACTCAGTGTGTTAGACACTACATAAGGCGTCAATAATTTCTCTAACCCGAGTTGTCTATGCATGAATTGGTACGGGAATAAAGTTATAACATCATCGGGATGCGCATTGACCATCTGAGTACATATCTCAGTGAATCCGTTGCAAACCTCAACATCATCGCTCAGCACAACGCGGTGAGTTATACTATCTGGAATCGACGAAAGCCATGCTTTCTTTGCTGTATACATAACGGAGCCACCATTCGGACGATCATCATGATAGATATGGTCTTCGGATAAAACAAGTTTGTGTGCGGTCGCCTGTATCATTTCTTCGCGCGAATAGACACCGAATATACGAATATCTATCTTATTCATCATGACAAAATATCACCCGTTCGGTCGGAACGCTCCCGAGACCTAATTCACGCATGCCATTCGTCAGCCCACCAAAGCGGAAAGCAACAACCATCTCATACCAAAACAATGGGGATGTTGTAGTTGAATTATTAGTGACATAGAACCATATAGCATCACCCCTCAATAACGCAGCTTTAACTTTGTCACCATAATCAGGGTCTACCCGATTGGTTTCCCAATCATTGGCAGTTGTATCTATAACAAATACTCTATCTGTCCGCAACCCGTTAGCAGGTATCTGCACGGGTGTGCCATTCTCCATTCCGACCAGCTTGGTCTTATCAGTCGGCTGGTCTAACGTGTCTATATCACTTAAATTCTTAAAGGTAAAACCTTCCATATTTCCTCCTTAAATAGTCAGCAATGAGCCAGTCCCGTCCATAAAGAACACACTGTCTTGTTGCATAGGCGTAATGATGCCCTGTTCTGCCAAAATGGCAAGTATATCCATATCAGACGCACCTTTAAGCTGTTCGTCCACACTATCAGCCCAACCGGGATGGCTCTCTGGCAGTTCGTCAAGAGCGTTGATACTATGGCTAAAACCTACCCGCACACGCGCAGTCTTGCGGCACATACCATCAACCTTCATCACGCCCTGCACATACAGCGTCTCATGCGTGAAATCACGAGAAACTTCAAATGCCGCATATCCGTCAGCTATAGGCAATACGTCAGAGCAATATTTATCATGCTTGCCACACGCCTGTTCTATTTCAATGTAATACTTGGCATCAGGGTCCAGCACTTTTAGCCGTATCACTGTGGCCTCGTTTTCGTTGTCAAACCCGCCAAAGCTGCGCGGGGAGGTATCGTCAAAGGCTAAATCTATATATCGTTGTGTCATATTCGCCTCCACTATTCAGCTCAATCACGCGGCGTCACTTCTGCTAATACCAACGTCTTACCGACTACCATACCGCCAAACGAAGCTCCATCGGTCACTGTGGATAAACTCATCAATGTCTGCCATGTGCCAGAATCCCCTAATCGCCACTGTAAGGCGTCTGATACAACGCGCATATGAACCTCGCGCCCATCAACACCATCAGTACCGGGTTCTCCTTTTAAGTCGGATAACGGCACAAGATTAGTCCACTCCGTATCAGGGTAACGCCATTGGATATAATTATTTGCTACCCGCAGGCTGACTTCGCGCCCATCCGCGCCTTTACTACTGGGAGTCGGCACATAATTGCCATCTTTATCCTTGATGTACAAACTATCACATCCTTTCAGTAGAAAGGGGCGATATGACGCCCCTTAAATTTTATCTATATGCTCGTTAAGCATTGTGCTAATAAACTGTCGGGATAAGCCGTAGTCAGACTGGTCGCTGACATCCAGCAACTTCTCTACCTTCACTATCAATGCCTGTGATGCCACTATCAGCTTAGTAAAATTACCTTCAAGCGTCAGCAGTTTAGACACGGTATCAAACGTGCCGCGCACAGGGCTGTCCGGCTCGTACATAGCAAAGTAATTGCTACACAACAGCACAAACGCTTCAGCATATTCCTTAGTCTCAGTGTACTTCTCTGCCAACAGATAATAGGGAATAGATATAGCTACACCTGCCAGCCTTGCCACATCACCCTGCTTAAGTCGCTTATCCACATCTATCAGTGCATCGTTCTTTATCGTATACTCAAGCGCTTCCAGTATCATGTCCTCAAGCACATTTATATTGGTATACTTTTCGCGTATCTCCTTGTGCAACTCGCCGTCACGGTTATCTATCAGCATCAGTTTTGCTTCTTCAAATGTCATGCGTCCTTCCAACTCCTTACAAACTCTATCTCTCTTACTTTGTCTTTGGGCAAGCCTTCACACCAAGTATCTAACACACCTATCGCCTCAAATCCATCCACGATTGCCTTCACAAGCCACCATGAGTTCTGACACACAGACTGGATAGGGGAGAATAGGTCACGATTTGCCTCATACTGTGCGCCCAGACAGCCACCAATACACAAATGCTTAATAGGGCAGCGTATACAAGCAGGTTGCACAGATGTACTGAAGCCGTAAGCGGTTAGCCCTAACTCGGCGTTCTGCGTTTTATAGCGCAGCACAGTATCAGGATCGTCCACCAGTGCGCCCAGCTTCAAATCGGGATACATAGTCCTGTGGCAGATATGGTGAGACATGTCACTCAGGCGCACCCCAAACGACGCTTGCATACCGCAACCAATACCGCGACTGCATGTGTTAAATATCTCCGACAGAATATTAAACCCACGCTGTCCCTCGCTCATAAAGCAAGCAAACTCGTTATAGTTGTGCCCGCATTTATCCCAAGCGAAGTCAATCAGATAACGAAGGAAATCATACATAGATTTATTCTGTTCGGGCGTCCAACCAGCATTGCGCACTTGGAGCAGATACAAATTGTCCCATTCGATACCGTGCTTAACGTACATCTCTTGGAACCAATCGAAGTTCCGTTTCCAATCATCAATGCCGCGGTAGTAAATCATGGGGTGGAAGCCGCATTTGTGTTTCTTGGCAAACTCAAATATCTTGTCGTAGTAAGCATCATCACGCTCAGCGCTCAGCGGTATGTCCAAGTCGTGGACATATGGACGGTTAGAATCCATATACTTGCCGTCAAAACTCGCGCTCAGATATAGCGGCATCCCAATATTTTCATACCTGTCCAGAAGGTCTTCCACACGTGCCGTCCATTCATCCGAGGCGATAAAGCTAAAATTGGTTGGGATAACAACATGCTTCGGCCTGCGCTCGGCGGGCTTATCCTTATAGAAGTCGTATATGTAATCCAGCACTTCGTAACCAATACATTGTGCCAGAGGTTCACCGCTAAATATGTCTATCGGGCAGGTAAAGCCGTTGTAATCCATCCACCGCACTATCTTGCTAAGATTGTTGATAACATTAGTATTATCGTATATAGCTTCGGGGAATGTAGTGCCGCGATACTTGGATATATAACAGTAATCGCAGTTATGCACCAGCACGCCATTAGCTATATAAGTATGCGTAGTAGTCTCAAGGTTGTACAGCGGCTCAGGCATATAGCACTTGGGATAGTCAATGCAGCATATCTTCTTAGTGCCGAACAGCTTAACTACCCAGTCCAGCCGTACCAAACCTATATCGTTTGCGTCCTGAAGCGGCGGCAGGGCAATGCACACCGCCTCTTGCCCAACCTTGAACTTCTTTGCCAGTCTGTATCTGCCGCTTCTTTCGCACTTGCTCTTTACCAAAATAGGATGGTCTGGAGTTGTTACCAGTTCGGTGCCGTCTTCAAAGGTAAACCTAATGAGCTCAAACGTCTCGCTATGAAGCAATGTTGTTACCGTACTGCACTGAGGCCGCATAGGGTCGCTCCTGCTGGGGTATTCGGGGAACCCCATAACCGCATCGCCAACTTCTATATCCTCTATACGCTTCTCCGTGTAGTCGGCCATGCGTATCATTGTGCCCGCTGGGAAGCAGTTAAGGTTGCATCGCGGCGATATAATAAATTCAATGGATTGCTCGCCCCGCCTAAACGGCTCCCAGAAGTAGCGATTCAAAAAGTCGTTAAAAAGTCTATCATTTTCTTCCTTATAATTCATTTAATCCCCTTCAACCCGCATTCGCGCATGTACTGTAATGTCTCCTGCACAGCGCCATTGCCAAAATACTTAAACTGGCTGGTGGCATACGCCCACATACTCTGTGTCATTTCCAAATGTCCGTACTGGCAATAAACACCACCAAGCGCATAGTACAGTATGTCACGCATCCTTTTATCGGTACGATAACACGCATCTATCTGACCGCTTTCAGCTAATGACCGTATGATTATCTCGGCAAAAGCTCTGCGTGATTCAGGGTACTCAGCCCATAACAAGTCAACATACTGCAAACGTTGGCTGTCCCCATCCCGCGTGGTTGTGTGCGCTCCTGTTATAGAAGCCGCAGGTTGCATATAGCCATAGCTGAAAAGCCCATGGCAGCTAAACAAGTCCCCGTTCATATCCACATTTGCTGTATAACGCCCAGCAGAACAACATCCCCAATGGGCGGCAGAGCTATATGTGTCACTATCCATCGCATCGAGAAAACCACGCATAGTTTGGTATATCAACGGGTGTTTATAATGCTTAAACTGCGCCACATCAATCTGCCGTAAGGCGTGTATGAACGCCGCCAAAGTGCGCCCGTCTTCCTGCGTGTGTTCGCCGGGATTAACCAGAGTGGGGGTCTGCGCCAAATCAAGCGTAATGTGTGGATTATCGCACAATGCTGCCATACGCTCCTGCAAATCATCAAAGAAGTGATACCACTCCAGCAACTTGCTGTTGTCAATCACCATCTCGCGCATAAATGACACGTCCAGCGTCGGCTTTGTATGCATGTAGATGTCAACCGTCAAGTCGTGGGGAAGACATGTCACTAAATCATGTATAACGTGTAAAGTATTGTCTGTTGTCCCCTTACGGCGTGAGGTATCATTTATCCATGCTGGCCCATCCAGCGAGATTTGCAGGTCAAGCTTGATATGCTTATCATGCTCGTGGTTGTACTCATCCAGTGCCGCCACGAATTCATATATGTGATCATACCCCAGCCATGAGTTGGTCGAAAACATAATACTGTTCACATGCTCATATTCGTCCAGCAGAGGGAATACGGCGGCGCGGAATAAATCAGCATTAATGGTCGGCTCCATACCCCACAAAGAAATATTGTCAATGACGTCTTTGAGCGGCTTAAATTTGTTGATAATATTTTGAGCATATTCCCCAGACGCCATTTTCTCACGTATAACCGCGTTGTTAGCCGCCATGCAGGGCTTGTGCTTATTTATCTGGCAATACGTGCAAGCCATATTGCAGTCACTTGAAAAGTATAAACTTAAATTTGTATACATCCTTTTAATCCTTTTGCTTACCACAACCCAAATACACCTTAAAAATACAATTCTTGCCTTAGCTATTAACCGGTCTGTGGCGGGACGCTATATTTGTTATTGACACTCGAATAATAAGAATTAACACACTTACTGCTATATTTCGCTGTGTTATCTCCGTTACATCCACTTGTGCCGCCAAAACCATAATTATGCCCAGAATAATCACTATGACAATCACTTGTATGATTCGTAGCATGATATGACGAACATTTTGTAGGACATGTCGCATTGATTATAGTATTGGCCACAGAAACGATTTCCTCAAGAATACCCGGTGTATAAAGGTCGTACTGTTGTACTGTCCTCGTCCATTGATATGCCATTATTTATCACCAATATGTTATATTCTTGCTGGTTCTTTGAGCCGTTAAGTTACTACCGCAGAATCCGGTGTTTACACCGCTATATACCATAGACAGATTAGACGTATATACAGAACTATTTCCAGAGCTATACCCGTCATTGGCAGTACGATTAGCTCCGTTTTTACTGGAGCAATTATTAGCATATGCAACATACGCGGTATCGGCGGCGTCAATTAGATCTTGTATCTGTTGCGCCGTGATCAAATCAAACTGCTGAGGCTCCGATGTGTGCCATTCAAAAGTCTTGCCTACCTTACTTAGAGCGGCATCAACCTTATCTCGTACTTCCTTATAGCTGATACCATTTGTGCCGCTATACTGAACAAGCGTGCCAGCATACTGGCCACCAGTCTCTTTATCCGGCATAGTATCACCTCACTTTAATCCATATACGCCCATTCACAGAGATTCCATTGTCACCCCAACTATCATAAGTGGGTATGCTTGATACTGTGCCTATAATACGCTCGGGATACTCCCGTACTTCTTCGCGAGTCATTTTTGAAACCGTGCCGTTATAGCCGCTACACACAGGGTCTCCTACGTTATAACTGTATATCGGGTCGCCGGGGTACGCCAGCACTCGCCCTGACACACACACCGGAACAGCCTGCTGGGTCCAGTCGCCCATGGCGGCACCAAATGTATCTGACACAATCATTGCACCGGGTTCGAGCCTACCCGCACTCTGCCGCACCGTATCATTACCCATTTCTACTACCACACGTCCAGCTTCAATGTCACCATCGGCCTGACGATATTCAGCATAGTCATTCCATACGCCCTGAAAGACGCGGCTGGCATATAGGTCGCCATTATAAGCGATAGGGTTAGAAAGGGCGGGGGAGAGCGTGTCGGGTAAGCTTATTGGAAATTCAGTATCCCATTGCCCCGCAGTGCCCTTGGTTAGACCATACTTCAAATAACGACCGCCGCCAGAATACCACATCCTGCTTCCATTAAATACGAGACTGGCAGGTATACCAGCTTTCATCTCGCCAGCAGTAATAGCTTTACCTGTGCTAATATCATAAACAGGGTAGTTATTTCCCCATATGTTTACTTTACACCCAGCGTTATTTGTGGCGGTAGGCGTGAACTGTAACATGAACGGTAGCTCATCACCTGTAGGCACAGTAGTTGTGTTAGCTATAGATACAACATAAGTCGTGCCATTAGACCCAGTGCCCTCGGTAGCTTTCTCAGCACAACGCTTGCACAACCACTCGATTGTAGCCTCTACCCCATTAAAATAGGCGGCATTCAAAGGTGGTTGCGACTTATTCACAAACGTTTTCCTTGTATATTTCAAATCTTAGTTCCTCCTCACATGTAACATGCCCACAGCTAAAGCTAATGGGCTTCCTGTTCGATAGCCCTAAATGGGCTAAGCATAGGCAGGCTATCCCCGTGTGTCCCACGGTTGTTTTGTTTGCTTATTATGTGCGCTCCTTGACCCCATAGCTAAAACAAGGGGATTGCGGTAGCACCATTTCACGACCCACCGTCTAACCAATAGATTTTGGAATATTTCCAAATCACCTTACATTTTTTGCGTTGACCTTCTTACAATGTTTTGTAGGACTTTGAAAGTAAGGCATTTTGTGCCCACTTTTGTCTGCGTTTGGGTGCTTAATAATTAGTCCTCTAAATGGCTATGCGTAGCCATGCACAACCATTGGCCCCAGCAGCATTCTTCTCGCCACCCTTACCGTGTGTAATGTCCTCAGTGAGCCCAAACACCTTCTCCAGAGTTCCACCATTATTAGTTACAGCACTACCGCCAGCGCTGCCACCGGGGGCTTGTAATAACGTGCCCCATGAACTTCCGCCACCTACGCGACCACGAGTAGTGCCAGCCTGTCCGCCAGTGCCAATGGTGATTGCCACGGTAGCCGAATCAAGCCGCACGCCAGCCTCCGACACATCGTAACCGTTCTTGCCAGTGGCTTCAGCACTGCCACCGCCGCCGCCACCACGCACCCATATGTCGGCTGTAATGCCGTTCTCTACTTGCGTAGCATCCAATGACAGTGTGCCGGATGTGGTAAACATTATCTGCTTCCACGACCTGCTGCCACTGGTAACAGTCTCCACAGAACTCTGCCCAGTATATGTGTAAGTCACATCGTTACCAGATGTGGCGGTCAGTATAAAGACCAATTTGGAGTCATAGTTTGGCATAGCAAATGAGCACGTTGTACCATTATGGTCAAGCGCAACACCGTTCAGGACAGCGCTGGATATGCGATAAGCTGTGCCGCCAGTAGGCTTACTAACCGTGAACGTAACAGTCGTGCCCTCCGGTATTTCTACAATGTTATACGGATTTGTGAGTGTCGTGACAGAATTTGTGCCGTATTCGCAGGTGAGCTCGCCTATCTGCGAACAAAGTACGCTCAGGGAATGATGCGCGTCCCACTTATCATATAGCGACAAGTCATTGACTGATACAGCGTTAATAGTCATTGCACCAGTACCACCTAACGGGAGCGTATAACCGGTCACTATATATTGTTCTGGCATATGTGATACTTCAGGACGCAATAGCGTAATAGTCATATCCTCATTTAGATGATATATCGGGGTGGTAGAAAACGACACCTGACGCTGCTCTATAGTCTTACGTTTAAGATAATACCGCGCCAGCTCATTACATTGTTCATAGGTATAGTATTTAGATCGTGTTTCAGTATAAGTGTTATATCCAACGCGAAACACGTTGTAATCGGAAGCGGGATTGGTGTTAGTGGCGCGTCCACTCACCTGTGCGCCATTGACTACAGCACCAATAATACGAACGTCATTGCACATCTCATTGATATTAAACGAGGTCGTATAGCCGTAAAACTCACGCTCATTAACAGAAAACTGCCACGCCACAGGCTTAACTGAATCGTCCTCATCTGTATTAGCAGAGCGGAATACCAAATGCCCCATATTGTCATACCCGCAACTCGATACCAACATAGTGTTGATGCCCAGCAGGACGTCCGCATAAGTATTCTCAGCTTCGGTGCGCAATGTGTATGGCGCATCAAGCACAGACACATTGCTAATATTGCCGTAAGCATCGCTAACCTTACACGTCTTACTAAGATATGAACCGTCCAGTACAGGTGGGTAATCGTCCAAATGTTGTCCATTGCCACGATCAATCAGCAGTAGCTGTTCAATGGCAGTAAACAGATTATCTTTGGGATTTATCTGATAGATACCATCAAGCGTGCCACCAACTGTGCCATCAAGTCCAGCCCACTTGTCTATCAAACTGAGCTGCATGGTACGAGCATTGGGCATATATGATTCTTCGGGGTTTGTAATATAAAAAACGCCTTGTGGCAAAAAATAGTCCTCGCCACTGGGCAAGCGTATACCGGCCCATATACGCACTTGTTGACCTATCCATATTTTATTCGGGTTGAAGTCGTGCGCATGGTCGAGATTACTTAAGGTGATAGACGCTGTACGTCGCACTCCGTCTTGTTTCTGTACGGTTAGTTGCCCGCCACTGATAAAATCCTCGCGGATAATAAATGATGGTAGCCCGTTCACGTCAAGAAATTCAAGCTTAGTGACGGGGTAGATAGTGCCGAGCCTTAATGCCCGCACATAGTCATTAAACGTTGCCAATCATATCACCACCCCCAAGGTTTGCCGTTATTCAAAATAGCTATAAACGCATTATCTAATCCGTACATATACTCAACCCACACGGCGTCTCCTGTCTTCAAATTTTGACCAGAACAATTCATCAGATGCATAATCTGATTGCTGTTTGTGGTTGACAGTAACCGCACATCAGCATAGCGCGACTCATTATCAGCCTCAATTACTTCAGCAGGCACGCGCCGCACGGTATCAACAGTATTGGCACGCACAGTGTTTGCAATCTTACTGATAAGCATTTTAACGATACGCATCATGTCGTTATCTTTCATGCCGCACCTCAGTTCGTTAGTAGTAATCCATCGGCGGGCGCTATCTCAGCCCAACTGAGCGCCACGTCATACGGCAATTTGGCATACCCATCACGCGGCGTAAAGCCCAGTGAGGTTATCTCAACCTCCCATATGTGTCCCTTAACATCTTTCAAGAACTTGCGTTTGCCATTAGTTGAAAACAGTTTAAGAGCCGCCTCAAAGTCAACGCCGCCCTCAGCAAAGTCACCAGTCTCGCAGTCAAACTTGCCCAGCATCGACGTAAGGGTGCCAGAGTAATAGTTTGTGGGAGCCTTATGGATTTTCGGGTATGGTGTGAAGTTATTATATATACCGGTCTGAATGTTGTTGACCATCTGACCACTGTTAATATCAAGACCAAACACAAAACACTGACTGAGATGATAGGTATCATTCTCGCCCTCATTCACATCAAATATACTCCATGTCTGCCACTTGGTTGGTATAGGCTCGCTTATGATAGGCGCGGTTATATAACTGGCCGTAGACGCAAACAGACGATAGATGTACGTCTCGTTATTGCGCACATTGTAGTCTATAACCATCTGCGACCTGTTATCCACGATTGCCGCAAGTACCATGTTGTCATCGCCGACACGTTGCCTGTATATTTTCCATTCAACAGGAGCAGTGGCGGCGTTAGTCATATTACCAGCCATCAGCGTGCTGTTAAACGTAACCAGCAATTCAGTGTCTATTGTCCACGAAGGCTCATTAGCATAGTCAGACACAAATTCACGCTCTTTTTCATTCAGTTGGCGATTTAACGCCCATATATAATCGCATATCTGATATCCAGACAACTTGACCGTATTTATCGGCATTAAAACACCTCCTTATGACGGCAGAATCACCGTGGCGTTAGCGATAAACGACACATCAAACGGCACAGCGTATATTTTCAGTCCGCCCGCGCTCATAGTTGCAACAAACCAATACATTTCCGGTAGATAATCATGGCAGTCCACCACAAACTCCTCGCCGTTCCAGTCCAACTTAAAATACCCGCCATCATCATCGACTGGGTATAAATCATCGGCAGGGTATAAGTCTTCGGCAGGGTACAATCCGTGCTTTGTGTCGTGATGCGAAAGCGTCATGGCAAATGCAGACCCATCCTCATCAGAAGTACCAGATGCATAATAAATAGAATTATTGTCACCTTTGATATAACCAGACCAAACATGTTCGCCACTGGTGGGTATGTCCAGCTTAAAATGCTCAGAGCTGCTAAATGTAATAGCGTTGCCCGCGTCTATCTCAACGCAAGTACGTCCATCAACGGGGAGGGGAGTTAGATATCTGTAATTGCCATTGTCAGGCTTGCCTTCAATGTATCGGATGCCGCCTATATCAATCGATATTCCGCACTTATCCGTAACGGCTACCACGACGGCAGAATTTAGTTCAACTTCAACATATTCTACAGTAAAATTGACCCAGCCAGAGTCCACAAACACACCGTCCTGATTCTGGGCCTCCACTCGCACAGCATAGTCAGTACCAGTTGCCAAACCTGTACAGTTGTAAGCCACAGCAGTATTAGCGTATATATCCTTGGTCTGCTCAATGATATGGGAATGGTCTGCATTAGCCAACGTCCAACGGAACCATAAGATACCAGCGTTGTTGGGCTGACTATATGTAGCGGTGAAATCACAAGAACTGGAATCTACTACAGGCACACCCGCCGCATTTTTAGTACCAAACGCATCAATAGCGATGCTTGGCGCACCTTTAGCAAAGAACACCGTTTCGTAGCTACTAACGCAGTTCTTCGAGTAGTCGCTTGTATCTACATCCCACCATAGCGTCAAAATGTACTTGTACCCATACACATAGCCATTCTCCATACTTGTGTGTGATGTGGCAGTGCCGTCATTGCTGGGGATTGTGTACTCGAATGGGACAATATTGCCCTTGGAGTCAGCGCCATAGAACGGGGCGCTCAACGTCACAACGCCCGTGTCGTATATCAAATCACTGGTTGCATTGTTCTTGAATATAGCGCACTGGTAGGCTACCACAGGCGCACGGCCATTAACGGTAGCCGAGAATACATTAGCTTGGGTGGCGTCAATTACGCCCTTACCATCGCCCAGCGCACGCGATGGATATAGAAAAGTAGGTTGATAAAGGATAAATCAACGCCTCCTTTAGTTTATTTCATAGTTGTGCCCTCGCACTGCGATATGGTAAAATCAGGGAGGGGGGAAGACAAAAAACGTTCAAGCACATAATATGGCGCTCCAGCCTTGAGCTCATTAGATAAGTCAATGGCAAATCGTCGGATGTGCTCTTGCGGGACACCGTTGATTGATACCGACCACTGTAAATGTTCGTCAAAGTCAATGGTAATTTGCCTGAGAACTGTTTGAGACATATAACCACCTCTTAATTTTGTTAATTATAGGAGATACTTCATGTTATTGAATATTGATTGTATGAGGGATATATTGCAATATTTGGTTGAAAATCTATCTGTTCAATATGATGCTTACCCTCCAGTAGTAGAGTTTAAGCCGATATATTTAAGTACCATTTGCAAAAACATGATTATGTATGATGACAACGATATTGCCTACGCCTTGTACAACCTTAATAGTGCCGGTTACATAGAGACATCCATTAACCCGCAATACACCAGAATAGAAGACTTTTATATCTGGAACGTATCATATGAAGGTCAGCAGTTCTATCAGAACATACACAAGTCATCGGTTTGGGAGCGTACCAAGCAGGTGGCCAACAAAGCTGGCAGCGTAGCTATATCCATCCTTAGTAGCATCGCCCAAAGCATTATAATGCAGGAGATAGCAGGGCTGATTGCGCAACAAGCACCATAATGCACGCTGTATAATATTATTTCGTGAAGCGCACGCAAATCGCCAAAGTAACAAGTATTGACTTTATTTGGCAAATTGAGTAGAATAATTTATAGTAGGGCTGCGGGGAAATGTCCCGAGCAGCGTGTGGCTATTGTTTACATAAATCGAGGCACAGCCATCGAAGTGTAAACGTGCTTCGCCTTTGGTTGTGTCTATGACTCAACAAAGGAGGTACTTGATGGAATATCTGATAGCATTCGATATTTCTTTGGTGCTGATATGCGTACTGGTTATAGTTACTAAGAAATCCTTCAAGTGATTATAACTCAACCATAAACGAAAGCAAGCCACTACTACCAATAGTGGCTTGCCGGATTTATACTGGGACTGCCCATTATTTTTCCCAATAGCCGCTGTACCTCGCAGCTCTACTCTTGTTCCCTTTACAGCCGTTATTATACTTGAAAACCTGTCATATTGTCAACAGATATAAGCATTTTCTATAGCAATATGGTGTAGACAAACCTGCTTCGGTGTGATATCATAGTCAAGCGCGTAAAAACAACCTAATGTACTATATTAGTAAACAGCTCCCGAACTTCGTTCGGGTTTTCTATTATACGGTATTCGACTTCAATGCCTGCCGCGCACTGCCGTGATAACTCCAACGCCTAACACAGTGCCGCAGTGTCTGCGTGTATTTAATCCATAAGTACCTCCAAAGGAGCGGGGGAGAGCCCCGCCCCGTTATTATACCACAGGTAACACCCTTTCAAGCATGGTCAGGAAGTTGTCAGCATCGTGGCCTTCCATCAGCACATTACCGTTCCAATATACCTTGCGGCTGTTGTCAGTAGTCATGCTGGAGTTGCTGCCCCCCTTAAATCCAGAGGGCAGTATAGCCTCGAATTTGGTCTGCACATTACCTATGAGTTTATCGACAAGATTGGGCGTGGTATGTACCAGATGATATAACTTAGCAGCATCCGCAGAGTTAAATACCACTTCAGGGTCGGTACGAGTACCGTCAAGATGAGCAAGCCCAGTATAATCAGCTACGCCACCAGTCGCATAAGCAGTAATATATCGCGTGAACTGATTCCCCCGCTTACTCCGAGGGTCATGAACTTTGAGATTACGAGATTTGGTAGTAGTTGTTGTTGTAGTGGTGAGTGTACCACCCTTCGTCCCCCCATCCGGTTTGCTTCCACCACCTGCGAATCCAGACAACGATGCTATTAGCGATGCAATCGCCGCAGCGACACCATCAGCGCCTTCAAGCAGGGTTTTGATAAATTCCTCAAAACAGAACTTCGTTTTCCGAATTTGCTCTAACTGGTCTTGTAACCCCTCAATAATCTTGTCGTGCATAGCCTCCTCGGCGGCACGTTGCAACTCTATGTTGGAAATAGTTTCTTCGAGTAACTGTGTGCGCTGGGTATTAAACAAATCGGTCAAAGCGTCCTCAGAAGTCTGTTTGGCATCGTACACAGCCTCTACAGCCGCCTTGACAGATTCGGGGTCAGCGACCCATGTCCACACACCATTGACCAGCATGGCTACGTTGCGCTCGTTCAACACGTTCTCCAGCTCACGTCTTGCACGCGCTACGGCTAAATCAGCCTTGCTCACCTCATACTGTTTGAGTAGGATCTCATACTGGCGTTGGAACTCATCTGTAATGTGGGACAACTCATATGTATTGTCCGCCGACACGGATGACAACTTCTCCTGATATTTAGTGTACAATTCAGTGGCTTCTGCTTCGATATCGCGCAGTTGTGCCACAAGCTTATCGTGCTCCTCATCAGTAAATAAGTCAAGGTTCGTACCCTCTGGGTAGACCTTAGCCATCGCCAACTCTTTATCCAAGTTGCGGATTTCGGTGTGGATATCGCCAATAGTATCCAGATACTCCTGCTCAAGCTCCAGTAAGGCTTTATAGTAATCCTTCTCGTGGTTGAGTTGCTTCTCGCGGGCTTCCCAGCGGTCATTCTCGGCGTCTATCTGATCTTGGATGGCCTCCATACGCTCCTGTTTCTCTTGTTCCCATATCGCTTTGGCAATAGAGTACATAGAGCCCAGATAACTCTCATAGCTTTGCAGGAGCTTGCGGAAGTCAGCATTGGCTTCGGTATAGCCCTTGGCACGCAAACGAGATATCTCAGCATAAGTCTGCTCGGCGAGCTGCTGGTAATACAGGAATTGCTGGCGAGACTCTGCCTTATACTCAGACGACTCCTCATTCATGCGCTTCTGACGCATTTCAGACATCTTAATATAGTACTCGGTCAGGTCAGTAATCTGCTCATACTCCTTGGAGTAGATTGATTTACTGCCGCCGCCACCTGATTTGCCGCCAGACTTAAACGCCCCAGAGTCAACAAGCTTGTCGAAATCTGCGAGTTTTTTCTTAGCTTGATCGATGCCGGCCCATGCTGCGGCAGCGAGGTTTACCCCTCGCGCAGATGCCAGAGCTTCTTCTCCCACAGCACGCAACTGGGCAATGAGATTGTCATAATTAGTCTGGGCAGCCTGTATCTGTGCCTGTAATTGCGCCCGTACAAACGCAACCAAAGCACTCGTGCTCTTCAAAGCAGAATCCGCACCTTCATTTAATGCGCCATTCTCATTGAACAATGCTTCAACAACACCGGGGACTTTGCTGTTAAGCGAGTCAAGCGTCTCGTCGGTGATATAGCCAGCATCGTTGTAGTCGTTTACGGCAGACTCAAGAGCTTCAAATGCCGCCGCAGCATCTTCAAGGTCGTTGTTCGCGGCCTTGGCAGTGTCGAGCAGGGAGGCGTTGAACTTGTCGTTGCTGTCGGTGATGTCATCCGTGACAATGCCAAGCTTGACCAGCTCATCAATATATTCCTCAACAGACATCTGAGCGGCATGGGCTTGTTCTTTTATCCAAGCATAAGACTCATCGGTAAGAGAGTTCTCTCCCATAAGCTCTGTCTTAGATTTGCCTTGAATGCCGCGTAATATCTCCTGAGAATTGCGGTTGTCACCCCTCCGTAAACCTTCAACCCCATGCTGGACATACGCAGTCGGGTCGGCCATACCGTTAAGAACGTTAGCGACATCAAGGTTAACTACCGCCCGTATTTGGTCAAGCAAGTCTCGCCAGTTATCGACCTGAAGCTTCATGTCAGGCAAATCTTTACCCTGCTCAATCCACTCTTGATATTGGCTAACAATATCACTCAGGAAGACTGCGCCATTTTGGTATGCCTTAATTTGGTTGTCAGTCAACTCTTCGCCCTGTGCAATCAGCTCGTTCCACCGTTGCATACGGGTGATAGTGACATCTACGAACTTTTCTTGAGAACCGTAAGCTCTATCCCAGCCGAATGCTCCGCCAACACCGGTATCGCCCCTTGTGGTCTGTTCGCCAAGAATGACCCGAGCTAAATAATCCCAGAAGGTAGCCTTGCGAATAGTGAAGCCGTCATTATCGGAATAAACATATGTCTGACTCTCTGTCTTATCGACTTCGTCTTGTAGTGTCTCAGCGATTTTCCGCTTAGACACTGTTGTCTTCATCTTTTCGAGCTCAAGTTGACGTTCAAGTTCGAGAGTCTGGCGTTTGAGCTGTTCGTACTCATTTGCAAGCTCGGTGCTCCATTTACCGGAAAGCTGTAGACCGCGCAGTTCACTGAGCTTGCCGTAGTTCTCATCGAGACTCTTGGTCACTGACTCTATAGCGGCCTGCTCATCATTATACTTAGCGATCACGTCTGCCGTAGCCTGATGCGCCCGTTCAACGCGGTGTATGTAGTCGCTTATGGCACTTACAGCAAAGGACAAGAGAGCGGCAATACCGAAATTCACAGCAGCGTTCAATGCCGTCGCACCCAGCGCCGCCCAGTTAAAGCCCTTGTTTAATTTATCAAGAGCGACCACGCCGCCATCAGCGGCTTTTGCGGCAGCTTGTGCAGTGTTGGTCATAGAGGAACCGAACTCAGTAAGCTTCTGCTGAGCCCATTCAACACCCTTCTTTACCTGTTCTACATATTGATTATACTTCGTTAACTGCTTAATATCTGTCTTTGAAAAGAAAGTTCGTATTACGCCTTCCTCCTTATTTAGAAGCAGTCCCGTTTTGGCAGCAGCTACCGGCCAATATAAAACACGGCTAAATGTTTTATATTATCCAATATTATGGTATAATCTTCTAAAAGGAGGATAAACTATGTTCAAAAAGGTATACATTATGTATTGTCCTGTGTGCGGATATGTTGACGGGGAGCACACAAAAACCGTTTGCCCATTTTGCGGACGTGAACTTAGCGATTCAAACCATTTATTAAAAGAGATGCGGGGCAAATTCCGCTGGGAAATAGAACCAATCGCTGAAGATATCTTCCAAAATCTTGTAAAAGACAATCCTGAATTTGATAATAAGGTGTACCAATTCAGAGTAGAAAAACAAAGAGAAGAAACAAGGCGTGCCGATGCAATAGCAAAGAAAAAGTGGGACGAACAGATGGCTAAAGGAAGAGAGATTCTTGCCGAACGCGCCGCCAACGCTCCGCGCTGTCCTACCTGCGGTAGCACCGACCTGAAGAAGATAGACGCGCTCGACCGGGCAATATCCGTGTCCTTCTTAGGGCTGGCATCGGGCAAGATAGGCAAGAGCTTCAAGTGTAACCATTGCGGGTATATGTGGTAGTTCTTGCTTGTAGGGCAATACATATAACGGCATACTACACACAAAGGGAAGATGCTACTATGTATTGCCCGTTGACCTGAGCGCAGTAATCTCAAATCACGCACAATCAAAATCCCCAATACCATTGTATAGATACCCCCTTGCTTCAGAGAGTGCGCGTGACATCACAGCCCGCTTGTTTCTTTGTTGCTTAGGTAGAGACCTTACATGTGCTTGTGAAACACATAAAGCGCGTGAATAAGCGTTGAGAGTCAGCACATATAATTCTTGAGGTCTGACCAAGAACTTAAAAGGTGCCACTGTCTTCTTTTGTATCATTACTGCAAAAACGCTATAAAAAGCAATTAGTGGTGCTTTTACAATAAAACTGAAAGGAATGTGTTGACTACCCACATCCAACCAAGTTAACATAGTGTATATACCTATGATATTTGATATATATACCCCCACAATTAAAGCAATGATTATAACAACTACAGTTAACATGCTGACCTCCATTCGTACTAATACTATTCTACTTTTATATGTTTACACGCAGCATTAAGCAATATACACGATTTCGTAGGACTGCCAATTCCACTAATCAACGGAACAAAAATATCAATAAATAATATCCCCAACAAAACCGCCTTAGAAATGCTTGTCCCAGCCAAAACCAGCGAATGTGCCGAAATGACAAAATACGATAATTCATCGCTTACAATGCCAGCAAATGACAACATAATGACCAGTAATACTATGGCATTGACAAAACACATTACCATGACTATTGCGCGAACAACAGGAATAGTCTTAGGGAGCGCAATTAAATCAAAAAGAGTAGGAAGAATAAACATCATTATTGTAAACGCCCCGGCTTGTTTAGGATCAAAAGCCATAACACACCAACACAAAATTAGGTATAAAACACGTAACCATATCAAGTTATGCTGTTTTGGTAAATTACACTCATTAACGGGACATGATAAGGGCTGCATACAACTTCTCTCACTTTTTTTATTTACAGTATCACTTATGACATAAATTGTCAACACAAAACATTCACACAATAACATTTTGTCAACTATTTTCCCTCTTTTAGCAACATGGGGAAACACGCCTGTAATTTTTACGCCCAAGCGTTTGGTTGGACTATCCCATCACGACCCGTAGACCGTGCCGACATTATAGTCTCTGAACGTTCTTAGGACTCGCCTAAGCTTCGCTGCGGATTAGCTTTCGCCTTCCCGTGCAGGAATTACCCAAACCTGCAAACAGTTTCGTCGGTTTTTCCAATGCTCCCTTATTAGCAGTCAAGCCGCTAACTCGTTCCGTGTCACCACCAGAGCATACAAGGGCATATTTGCTGCAAGGCCCACCTGTTGGAGCCTACCCTTGCCAGACGCCCCCAATATACCGCCACCAAGGCCAAATAGGGGAGTCAACGCGCCAAGTCCGGCATTGCCAGACCACGCGGTTATTTGTTGCAATAAATTAAGAATATTAGTTAGGAAGTCAACGCCTTCCTTCACCATATCAGAGTTCAGAACGGTCTGAGAAAACTTCTCGGACGTTGCCGTCAACTGATTGATATATGCCTCAATGCCATCCATGTAGGCTTCGTACTTCTCAGCAGCGTTACCTGTGCTGTTAGCTGCGATATCGGCATATTCAGCAGCGGTCTGATAGCCCTCCATCAAGACCTTAAACTTTTCTTGGTTACGAGTTCCACCAAACGCTACAGCAATAGCGCTCTGTGCACTCGTCTTACCGGCCTCACCAAATTCACGCCATTTTTGCGCCGTCTCGTCCAGTATCTGTTGGAAGTTACGGAAATTACCTTGCTGGTCACGAAGAGCAATACCGTAATTGGTGAGTACACGCTCAACATCACTAATGTCGGATTGGTCTTCAGGATCAACCAGTTTACCCGCCTTGATATTAGCCATACGAGCAATTAAGGTCTTCATGAAGACACCAACAGACTCAGCTCCGTCTCCAGTAGTTTCCAGAACAACCGCCAAGTAACCAGTCAAATTGTCGATGTCAATACCCATCAACTTCGCACTGACAGCGCACTCGGCCATAGCGGTTGCCAAGTCACCAGCGGACGTAGCCGCGTTCATATCCACCGTGGTGAACTTATCAACGATTGTAGAAGCGTCCTGTACGGCAATGCCGTAGCCCTTCATAGTTGAGGTTAGCGCCTTAGTGGCTTCTTCCGAGTCTATCTTACCGAGCACGGACAAGTGTATGCTGTCCGTAATCAGCGTTTCAACCTCGGATAAGTCATAGCCCTGACGTAGCCATGTATCCGCCGCCTGCGTTACAGCTATAGTTGTCGTGCCAAGTGATTTGGCGAACTCGCTGTACTGCATCATCAGAGACTTCAGCTCACTGCGAGATTTACCAGACGACACCTGCAAGTCAACCAGAGCCTTATCAAGCTCGACAATGGTATCGTAGACTTTCCGTAGACTCTGCCGCAAGGCATGAACAGCGGCCACCGCAACAGCGGTACTTAAATGTTGACCAAACAGACGAGACAGCTTTTGCCCAGTCTTCTCTATCTCGACATTAGCATCACGGCTTTCATTCATCAGCTCTACTAACTGTCTACGATAAGTTCTAATAGAATCTGTATCGAAGTTGGGGCTCTTGACTCTATTGAGAAAATCCGCCCACTTAGTAGACAACGAGGCGTTTCTGGTGATGTTTGCCTCAAACTTCTTATAATATGCCGTCGCTTGGCGCTCTACATCACCAAAGTTTTTCTTCAACTGCTCTGAAGCATTAAATTGCTTCATCGCGGCATTTGCCGCCCTGACAGTTTTTGCCTGAATCGTGCGTATTTGTCCCTCAATGCTACTGGCCGAGCTATCGGCGTTTATCTTGACATTTATTGGGATCTTAAGCGCATCCTCAACCTGTTTTCGCAGAGTGCTTAAATCAGTAGTGCTGACTACTGGAGTAACTAATACTTTAATATCACTTTGGACTTCCGGCATCTTTCACCACCCTTACTCTACCGAGTTGCCAGACTGATACCTATCGTCAATCTGTACAACAACACTGTCTCCCAGTTCACGCTTAATCATTTCCGCCGCGTCTTGCACAAAGTGATAGCCCTCGCGCTCCTGCAACGCCGTAGTCATCTGGTCATGCCACATACCACGGGGCGGCTTTTTGTCATAGCTCCAGCCATTGTTCAACAGATACAGCAAGTCTGGCCGCGTACCATACTTTGCCCGATAATCTGCGTCCGAAAAGCCGTCGCGTAATGCCTGTTCATGGTTGTAATGGATGTGAATCACCACTTTGTCACCTTCATTGACAGGCGGGTCAGCGTAAACATCAATATCATCTATAGGAGCACCGCTGGAGCGCAGCGCGGTAATTGCGCACTGTACCGCACTGTCACTAACCTGTTGTGCGGAAGGAGCGGACGCCGCCGCCCCTGCCACATACTGCTTCGCTCTCGAATCACTCGTCAGAAACTGGCGGAGTGCTTCCTCCAATGTCATTTGTATCCTCCTTCTCAGGAATGCGATATTCCAATACCTTAGACACCAGCTTGTCATCTTTGCCTAACTCGCGGACGTCCTTGGCGACCTTCATCAGCTCAGTTATATCCTCCGCATCAAACTTTTCTTTAGCCCTGTCCAGCCAGCTTGACACCTTGGTTAGCACTTGGATGATAAGCATGTCCGCCACACTCTGGTGTTGCATATCAAGCTCATAACGTATCTTCTTGGTGGCGTTCTCCCTAATGCTGACAAGAATGTCCATGCATTCATGAACACGCATAGCGTCGAAGAACTCATCCCAGAGGTCGGTATACATTATCTGGTTGTAATGCCGTTCAAAGATGTGTTCAGCGTCCCAGCGTATGTTAGTGATGAGCTCCGTCATAGATGCAAAACGTATAGCGAACTCTTCCATTTCAGGGTAGTAGTCATTCGTATTAACCGTAAGCGCCGTTACCAGTTTTATAGCATTGGCCATCTCGGAAGGGGAGAGAACAGGATTGACCTCAATGTTCTCACCCTCATACTCAAAAACAAAAGGCTGCGGCATATTCTCCGCAGCCATCTTAGCCTGCTTTTCGTATCCTATTTTATTTTTTGACATATTAATCCTTTCATTCTATAATGTTAACAATAACTATCTGGGAGACTTATATGGAACCATACGAAATCAAAGTGCTTGATTATATCCTAAACCAAGAAGTCGAAGGCGGGAATAAAATATTCCTCACAACATCTGAATATACAGCGTTAGCGAAGAAGGGCGTATCTGCCAGCGACTTCGTTGCAGCATTAGTATGTCTTGATGAAGCAGGATATTTGAAGACACATTTCTATGGTCACGTAGGGCCTGAAACCGCTTGTTTAATAACGTTACAGGAGAAAGCATTAAACCATCCCCAAAATAGAAAACAAGCAACAGTATCAGACATACGCAATTCAATCCTCGTTCAAGTTATTATCGGAGTTTTAACCACTGTGATTGGAACGCTTATAGTATCCCTGCTACTTAAATAGCAGCCATATAAGCATAAATACAGATATATAGACTGCGACTCCTACACAAACGCGGGTTATTATATACATAACAACGGTAATAACCGGCATAAGCGCATCAAGCAATCGAATATATCGTTTGCGTCTGCGTGTTCTCATCATAACTTCTCTGCCAATTCAGCAATGCGTGAGCGCCACACATTAGGCAGGTCAACATGGCCGAACATCGGGTCTCCATCAAACGCCTGTATAACACGCTTTAACCCGTTATTATCGCCACTAAACATAACATCATCCACCTGCGCCTGATAATCACCCTCCAGAAACACTTTGCAACCAGCACTGCACCGTTGCAGGCACAGCTTCAGTAGGTCAGGAGTAGTATTCTGCGCTTCAGTTATCCATAAGATAGAGTCGTCCGCAATCTCACAGCCACGAGCATCTGCCATCGATATAAGCCGCAACTGACCAGTAGCCAGTAGACTATCCACCACTATGGGGTCTCCGAACTTACTCACCAAAATGTGCCCGATAGATGTTTGTTTGGCCTTCTCGATAGCACTGCCGGTATAGTAGCCCATCTTGGCCGCGCCACGTGTGCTTGTGGGGTTAAACAATACAACAAGATGCTCATACTTGTGACTGTCTATCAGATACATAGCTGCCGCTAAAGCAAGCATAGACTTACCTGACCCAGCCTTGCCCGATATGGCAGTGATAGGCAGGTTAATCATACTGTCTATGGCACATCTCTGAAACTCATCCTTGGGTTTCAGCCTATCGCCCATAGTCAAAGACTTAAGCTGCTTATTATATACCAGCACATACGCTGTACCGTTCCAACGGTAACAATCGCGCACGTCGGCATCCATGTCTGAATAACAAATGAGGTATTCATTTGTACGGCAATCATACACATTGCACGTCAGCTTGCTCTGAAAATGCGCGTACTCAGAGTCGGACATGATAACCTGCTTGTAGCCCATGTGCTCAGTGACATCTTCTTTGCACGGCAAAGCGTGCATGTCCAGCCCAAATATCTGCTGACCGATAAGCCGCATACATAGGTCTTCACTGTATACAATGTCACATGATGTCAGCGCAGCACTCGCCAGTATAAGATTATCATTGGACAGCGGCATGAAGTGCTTCTCCAGCTCCGCTCTCACGGCAGTATCGTCTGTAACAACCGTATACATGTCACGCCGTTCGTTCAACATTCGCACAAGCTTACGCGCCTGATACTTCAGTTCACCAGACTTGTGCTCGCTAACTTTAATGTGCTCCAGTTCTGCCACTGTCACACTCGATAGATAAAACGGCTCATCAAACGCCCGCTCCTGCGCAAGTAGCAGGGAAGACGTATCATAGAAAGCGGTCATATCAACCTCCGACTATTTCATCTATAAGCCCGTATTTAAGCATATCCTCAGCCGTCAACCACGCCTCTATGCGGTCAAGCCTCTCGTATTCTTGCTCCGTGAACTTGCTGTGAGACAGCACATATTCCTTTATCTTGTTGTCAAGCTTATCTTGAAACTCCATCGTGTCCTTAACACTGCCAGCCGCGCCCTCAAGGTTAAGACTGCCGCCATGAATCAGCGCTGTGCTAAACGGGTAAGCAACCTTATGCACATTAGGGTTACTATAGCCGGCCATCAGGATGTACGCGCCCATGCTATAGGCATAACTAATGACGCGCACGATAGTAGGAGTCTTCAGATTATCTATAAGGTTACATAGCGACATACCATCAAGCACACTGCCACCCTGTGTACACAGGATGAGCTCTATCGGCTCACCAGTACCATCATTGTCCATATCCATCAGAGGGATAAAGACAGACTCAATCAGTCTGTCATCTATTCCATCGTTAATTACTATGCGACGTTTATCTTTAATGCCTTTCCAATACTGATATACAGCGGGAGTTAATTCTTCAGGAGTCTGTAGGATTTCAGCCAGGATATCGTTCATTAAAAGGTCTCACTTTCATATTTTTTGTGTGCGGCAACTCCAATACAAATAGCTTCACATTCGTCTTCAGTCGCCACGATATTAAAATGGGTTTGCACATAATCAATGCTCTGCTGTTTTAGCTCGGTACGTTTCATATGCGCTCCCTGTTTGTAGCCAAGAATCTTGCGCCACTCAACAGGTAAGGGGCTGTATACGTTTAGTCCATGCCGATAAGCCGCGCCGATACACATACCTTGTAATTGACTTAGCATAAGCATCGTTTTTGCGTTCGCCTGATGTTGCACAGCTTCAATGACCACTAAATCGGGCATATCTTCTTCGATTTTATCTGCAATCTGGATAAACATATCCCGTATACGTTCTGCGGGAGAGTCTACGTCAGCCTCGCTGATGTGACCATAGCGCAATAGCTCATTATTTTCCAGTAACGCCCAGCCCGTTATCTTGGTAGCTTGGTCAAATGCCAATATACGCATTACTGCTCTCCGCCTACTATGGGCAGTTCGTGTGCGCACCAACGCTTATATAGCGCATATGTATCCGCCTTACGAAAAACATATATCAGCTTATTATCGTACCCGATAAAGCAATCATATAGATGAAGATCGGGCTTATTCGTCATATATGCAAGCACTTGCTTCTGATTAACCAGAAACACCATATCAGAGTCCTCATATGGGACGCCGCCACACTTGGGTATAACCATATTCTTTTATTCCTTTCATTCAATCAAGCAAAAGTAGGGTACATAAGCAGTAGTTTTGCGAATGTACCCTCCAATCACATTCACATAAGTTACAGCAGCTTCTTCTTATTCGTGACACGCCCGCCGCCTAAAGAGGCGGGGGCTTCCTGCTCAACAGGCTATCTCCGTGTGTCCCACGGTTCTATCAAGAATTACGCTATCTGCGCAACTCCTCTCTGCCCTCTATCGGTGGGAGAATCCTTGCTTCTTGTTCTTAAAAATCATTGTCCCTTCAGGACGTTCTATCTTAGTGTTGATAAGCGGTTCCACTACCTTGTCCAGCCCGATTTCGCCACTGGCGGTGCTGGGGTCAACCCCGATACGCGCAAACATATCACGCGCCTCAGACAGACTAATATTACCAGCCGCTAAATCAAGGCCAATTATCTTGGCCTGAAAGCACTTCTCTGAACAAAGGTCAGCCCTCCACGAGCCAAGGGCGATACTATCCCGACAGGTGGAGAACTCCTTACCGCACCACTGACATTTGCGGATTTCAGCCATTAAGCAGCCAGAGTCTCCTTCTCAGGAATAATAAAGGTGAAGAGCTGCTTGTTGTCGTCGCAATACGCAGGCATAGCAGAGATAGAGAACGGGTGCTTGCCATCGGGAGTAAGAGATACATCAACATTACCGTCGAGCTGCGCGTTCTCGCACACCACAAAGCCATAAGCGACCTGATTCTTATCACACAGACTGCGGAACAGAACTTCAAGCATGAAGCGACCACTCATTGCATCGAGTTCGGCCTTGTCTATGACGCGAGAAGCACTCGCGGTGTCGCCTGCCTCGTATTCATACATAATGAGGAACCTATCACCTTCAGCCACGTCAGTAGGAGGGGTAAAGGTAGTAGTATTAGAAGTAGTTGCCATACCGAACTTCCCGGCAGCAGCAGCGGCAGCAAACTCGTACTTTTGCAGGATGCTACCGTCTTTGTTTATCTTATACGCGTACTTCTGTATGCCGGTACCGAGCTTGGCAGTAGCGACTACATGCTTAAGAGCATAAGTGCCGCCATTACCAGTGTTGTAGGTATAGGTTTCAAAGCAGGGAACCATGAACTTATTAGAAGCACTGGATTCCTCGACCTTGCTACCGACCTGCGCACCAAGCAGGTTAAGGTCAAACAGGGAACTGTTACCGTCAATCTGTACTTTCTTAGCCCTCATAAGCTCCATAATAGGGGAGCCAAGAGCATCGACAACCTCAGTCTTGTCAGTAGTAGCCTTAATGGTTACGCCTTCAAGCTGGGTCAGGTTCAGGAAAGCGGAGCTATCAGAACCAAAGCCAACGACACGACGAACACGGTCGATGGCCCATGCATTGCCATTTGCCATTTGTTATCTCCTTTACGTTATTTTTTTGTTATGTCTTGCATCCAGTTAAGATGGGACTTGTCCACCTTAGAAGAATCCAAGAATGGGTTGATATACATGCCCTGTAGAAGTGTTTGGGCATTATTTATGAGTTGTACACGTTGTACAGCATCGAAGAATTGATATATAGTGATATCCTGTACAGTGTGATGGTCATACTTAAAACCCGCATAGTTGACCATAGCGGATATAAACGCGATTAACTGTGAGTGATATGGACGCTTGGCCGCCAGCTCGCGATCTTCTCTATCCCAATCAATCAGAGCCATCTTTGTAGCCTCATTGACTGGTACTTCGCGCTGTTTGTGTATCATATTGATAGTGGTTAAAGCCTCTACAATAAGCCGATGCACGTTCCAGTCTATGACTGTGCCATCGTCGGCCTGCAAATAAGTACCAACCACATCATTTTTCTTCACACGAAACTTTTGGAAGTCTAAGTCGCCAAATATAATGCGCGTCCGTTCAAGCGGAAACGCCACACAGAGTGACATAAATAACTCAAAATCAGTTATCTTAGTGTAATCAATGCCAGCATCCCACAAGACACTCTTCATGTCTGATGGATAGTTGGTTAATGCCGTCAACATAGCGAAGTAATCTTGCTCACCGTAGTCAGCTATCTCACGTATAGTGGGTTGATGGATGATAATCTTATCATTGACAGCGTAATCATCACCCATAAACACGCGTAGACTATCTATCGGCATCCAGCGTCTCCCCGTGGTTGTTCCACGCCTCTACACGGTAACGCAGCACGCGGCACCGGAAACCCTCAACAGGCTGTGAGCATCTGCCCTGCAAACGCTCAAACGTGCCAAACCAGAATCCCGCCTTATTATTCAATAGCTTGTCTATAGCCGAAACTAATTCGTCACGGCGTACTGCGCCATCCATAACCATGAGCTCATCCGGCACAATACAATAAATGCAAAGTTCGTATACGCCAACCGCCACAGAGGCAGGGGGATAGTCGTATACTTCAACACATACATGTACCTTAGCGCTTTCAGTCACGCCCGGTATAAAATCGTACAGATGTATTTGGTTAATGGCATTCTTAGTTTGTATCAGACGTGCAGCGGGCAGCGGCTCTTCATTGCTGGTGTTGGTTATCAAGTCTACGCAAGTGCGGTCACTAACAATCGTCTTAGCGACCATTTTCTTGATTTCGTTGTACTCCGAGAGATTTGGCATTAAACCCATCCACCTCCCGTATCATCTTTAGCGGTGTCCTCGCTTATATAGTCACATATCATCAAGTCAACGTTGTCCGTCTTGGATGATAAGCCTTCGAGCAACTTTAGGTCGAGCACGCGCCCATTACCGAAGCTACTGCCAAGACTGTCGTTAGACGTGATGACGTAGCAACGCAACTCACGATGGCCGTCTGGATAATACAATACCTCTGTCGCTATGCGCTTATCACGTTGCAACTGCCGTGTATATTCGTTATACGGCAACATCAACTTGAACTGCTGATAACCGACATGCGCGTCCTGATTGCCGTGAGTGGTAGTGGAATACACACCGGGGTCGAAATAACCCCATGCGCTGTGAATTTCAGGTGTACCAAGCTGGAATTGTAGATTAAGGTTGCACTCGTAGATACGTCCTTTGAGCGTAACATCATCAGTGTCGCTGATATCAGTGCAAAGCCAAACGATACCGTTCAATATGACATAATCGCCCAGCTTAATATCCGCATCATACGGCGCGTTGAACCATTTGACATTAGGGTCATCTGATGCTTTAACGAGCATCCCGATCTTTCGACCGCGCACTTCAGCCACCATCCACGCAGGATTGGCTGGAGCATCGCGTAAAAAATCCTCACGTGCCTCACGACGGGCATCGGCACTGGTGTCATAAGCACCGCCGACTATCTTGGTGTATAGAGTCCAGTCCATTACTTATCACCGCCGTATTCATCCCGAATCCTATCTATAGCAGAAAGCATCTTAAAAACCTCGCGCTTTAGAAAGGGTAGCGGAGTATCAGCACACAGGCCATTTACCGTATTGAGCACCATGATATAGTCGGAACACACACGCAGACACGGAAATGTATCGCACGCGCCATGTATCTCCAACGATAGCGAATCAAGATACAGGTCAAGATATACATCGTCGCCCTGTTCCTGCTGTTCGCGCATAGGTAGCACCTTAAAGATACGCCCCGTCAATGACAGTAAGTAAGCTTCTAACATATCAGCCTCCTTACATATGCAGTTGTGTCAGGTCGCCGTTATCGTATGTGTAGGCATACATACGCTGCTTATGCTCGTTATATAGAGTTGAATACAAATCATTCATAGCCGCAAGCAGATTGCCCGGAGAATGATAAGTATAGTCCTTAGAAGACATTGGTATACGCATATGCTTAGACCAGCGTACATAACTCTGCGCCCACCGCATAGACATGCCTAACGCAATTATATCGATTTCAACTCCGGTCAAATCTTCATCAAACTGACGGGCGCAATTATCGTATTTGGTTAAATCATGCTTACAATACGGAGTAAACAGGGCAACAGATGAGAGCATAAAGTCGTATAATGTCGCTTCAGCCTCATCTTCGTACATCTTCGCTATAGACTCATCGCGGAAATAGGGCAACGCCGCCGCGTATATAGTATCAAAAGAGGTTGCCATGCCGCCTCCTTAATACTCAAACTCTGCGCCAAGTGTCTTTTCCAGTGCGCGTATAGCAGACATAGAGTCAAGACGTCCTTCCTTAATAAGTTCCTGAGCACGGCGAGTGAGCTGCACCTTCTGAGGTACGGATAGCTTGCTGATGACAACCGTTATTTCAGCCGCAGACTTTCTGAGCAGAGCATCAAAGTTGTCTATATTGACGTCTTTACTATACAGATGAGCCGCATCAAGGTATTCGAGCAGTTCATCCTTATGCTCGTAGCTGGGGTCAATCTCCCACCAACCATTAACAAAAAACGCCTCCTGTGAATTACGGGCGTTCTCCAGTGTTTCAATGGTGAGGTGTCTCGTCATACCATACTGGTTCCACGTCCACTCACGATGAGTAAGACTGTCTATGTATATAAGAGTGCCATATACAGCGCTACGCACAGGCACGCGATCAGCAAGATGGTCTTCTGCACGCCAAGGTACTTCAACTACAGTAACAGGTTCGGATGCGACAACCTGCTCTTCCTTGATGCCAGCAACTATAGGCTCAGATACAACAGCAGCTTGTTCCTCCTCTGCAACAGCGAGAGCTTCCACAGGTGCTTCTACCTTAGCTTTTTTATTTCCTTTAGCCATAAATCAGTATTCCTTTCATTCAGATAAAACGGGGCCACCGCAAGGCAGCCCCACACATAGCTATGATTAGGACAGGGTATTACGACCAGTCTGACCGGCGGCGGCGACATAGCCAACACCGTACTTCTGACCGTAAACATAATCCTGAGTCAGATCCTGATTGTCGAAGTAAGAGCCAAGGTTGATAAGAGGGTTGCCCTCTATAACCAGCTTGACAGGCTTGGCAGGGCCAGCAATAACAGTCAGTACATTATCGTTAAAGAGGAAGTCATCGGCGCCAACTTTATGGCGCTGAGGCACCTCAACGAGATTAGTGCCACGGAACTTACCGTAGTAGCCAATGTTGTACATGTCTTCCTTAGCGGAATCAGCAGTAACACCAGAAGTCATCTTGGACAGGCCGAGCTTGGTGCCATAAACAGCAGCCCTCTGGCCAGTCTTAGCTTCGACATGCTGTATCAGCTTGACCATAGCATCCTCGCTCCAAGAGCCAGTGATATCATAAGTAGCGCCACCTATCTGGTCTTGAGTCAGCCCCTGCCATATAGTAGCTATCTGGTTCCACATGTCCTCGTTAAAGGATTTGGACACATCACCCATGGATTCAGTCATGCTGGCCATACTGCCAAGCAGACGTTCCATTTCCTCATATATCTTGACAGCGTGCCAACGAGTGGGAATAGTGACCTCCTCAGTACCCACAATGCGCTGACGGCGCAAAGCCTGATTACCAGGAGCTACCTCGGATACAGTGTACCAGTTAGAATCTTTAATCTTAAAGACAGGCTTGTCACCAGCCTTAACAACACGAGTGTCAAGTATTTTATTAAGGAAGGGGTCGTTCCTTACACCTTCAACAACAGTCTTCTTAATTATGGTTTCAACCAGCGCAAACAAAGCGGCGCACTTACCGTCACGAATATCACGGGGGTCGAGATAATCCTTGCCATTGTTGGCGTCTACGAGCGCGTTATAAACAAGCTTTTCACCGTCTTCAACGGAGAAATTACCGCGCAGTGCTTTGCCGTTGTATATATCGCCAGCGACATCAGCAATATCATTTATTTTGGTTATGTCAAAAGCCATTATTGTATCCTCCTTGTTTAGCAAGTCTCGATGGCGAAATAAGTCACGCCACGCTTGGTGTAAACATCAACTATGCTACCAATCTTGGTAGAACCAGAAGTGTTGGAAGCAACAGCCAGAAGCTTAGTACCAGCCTGGAGCTCAACAACAGCACCAACTATACGAGCTGCGTCACCGTCAAGAGCTTCGCTGGTTACTGCGAATATCTGGTGGGGCTTCTCGAGCCTATAAGCGTTAGCCACATCACCAGCTTCATTTACGAAGTTAGCGAGGTCGCCCTGAAGACGCTCGTCATAAATTACTTCAGAAGTAGCGATAAGAGCGATATCAGCCTTCGCACTGTTCTTAGCGGGAGCGGTAGCCTTACGAACTTCGCAGGAGTTGCTTTCAAACGCGCCAACGAGAACTACGTTACCGTTATCTATAGCAGTAGCAGTGGTGTCCACCATATAACGAACACTCACAAGATCGACACCGTTGTGGGTGCCGGAAAGGTTTTCTTTTACGCAAATGCCATGCTTGGTCTCTGCCATTATTCTTTTCCTCCTAAATTAGTTGTTCTGGGGTTGTATGCCGTAAATAGCAAAAGTGCCGCCATAAGGGGCGGCTTCATCGGGATTAGTATTGTATCGGACGGGTATGCGAGGGGCTTCAGCATGTTCTTCCTCGACCACAGGGCTGTGAGCCATACCACGTATTACATAGCACTCACGCTGTAGCTCGTCCACACTAAACTTAGCGTTATCATTCAGCAGCGCCTTGAACTGCTCATTCTCAATAAGGTCGGGGAACTGCGCAAATACATCTGCCACTTCCTTTTCACGCTTGTAGGTGCGTAATTCGTCAAGCTCAGCAAACATATTGCGGGATTCCTCAAGCTTCTTAGCCTCATCAACGGTAAGCCATTTGCAAACCATAAGCTCAAACTCCGAGGTCAGTTCTGCAACCTGAGTAGTTTCATCGAACTTGTACTCAAAGCGGCCAGTCTGCTGAGTAAACGTACTCTCAGTCCAAGTGTCGCGTTCCACGTAAACGTACTTATCGTCAAAGTCCACCAGATAATGGCAGACCTCAATACCGCGTTCCTTATCGTAGGAATAAGGGAGTGCAGCAGATAATGCAGTTCGTTTCTGTATAAATGTCGCAGAGAAGGTCGTTGTGGGACCCTCAATAAATGCTTCCTCTACAACAGGTTCTTCTTCTATAGCGGGGTTTACAGTTTCTTCCATTACTTCAATATCTTTGTTTTCAGGCAAGTTAATGTCACCTTCCTTCCTTGTAAATTCTTGCGCTAACGCATCAACCAGCGTAGCCATCAGCTTGTCCTTATCCTCGGCAGCAAACTGCACGCTTGCACACGCGCCTTCCATAGCGGGGGTTCTATCCGCTCCGAGCAAAGTAACACCGGTGATAACAAATTTATCAATGCGGCAAATATCATCTTCTTCGGCAAACTCAATGGCTTTTATCAGAATCTCCATGGAAACGTCTGACCTCTCACGCTTCTGCATAATATCCTCAGCGTAATTGGCATATCCGCGCCATAAATAAGCAGACGCATACATATGTGCGCGGCCATCATCTTCCTCGACGATGCAAGCATCTCGCACATCGGCAGGGAATACGCCCACAGGCACTTCCATATATTGCAATCTGAATTGGCCATCGTTCATTGCATCTTCTACGATTTTGATATCGTGACCGCCAAAATCGAGCTCACCGCTTTGATTCATCGCTACATTGGCCAGTAAGGGAGTGTTGTATATAGTAGGGAGGGCATCTTGCAAGGCTTCCTTGGTAATAAAACTTTTGTTTCGATTTTCGCCGTCATGACATACATTTACGCGCAGCTTTAGAAAACGTTCGGAATCATAAGTGTCATCAACACTGTATGTAGCTCTTAAACTTAAATCCTTATTTGTCACCTTTTTCACCTCCCTCCCATGCAAAATAAAAACGCCGCTCACAAGGAGCGGCCATCTATCAGAATATGAGTCTATCAGTTTGAACTATCTTTATCTCCGCGAACACCGATGTGGGACATTTTTCATCGTTTAGAAATGTATACAATGTGCCATTTGTACTAACAAGCTTCAAACCGGCAGCAAGTAAGCGGTCTTTTGCTTCCTCGCCCTGCACGCAAATAAGTTTTGGCATTTTGCATCACCACCTTATTGTTTATCACGGGTGCGTTCGCCTTCGTCTGATATATTATCGGACTCAGGTCTTCCCGCGTCTGCGCTTGATATAGTGTTGCTGCTCTGCAAGGGCACCAAGCGTTCATTAAGCTTCAATACATTATTCTCTATATGATTAAGCCCAAGTGCATAAAGGGGTTCAAAGCCCATGCTGGCCATTAAGGGCGTCACAACTGGCAAACCATACTGTAACACGCTCGTAAGTGACTTCTGATAATCGCCACGGGTATACCTGCCGCACGGCAAGAAAACCATGCGATAGTTTTTGGCAAAAGACTGTTTTTGCAGTATACGGTTAATCGCAACGCCAATACGCTTTACAATCTCCCACGTCATAGACTCATCTGCCATGCCGCTAATCTCAAGAGCGCGAGAAGATGTAGCAGAGCCTGAGAATATGAGGCTGCTTACACCCGCCGCATCCCACAGATGTTGTTCAGATTCGACTATCTTGTCGCTCTGAGCGGCAGCAGTAGGCTCAAAAGTTATCTTCTGCACATCCATCGGCGAAAGGATGCTACCGAAATTGTCAGGAAGAACCTCGCTAAGATTACTCCAAAAGTCCTTAGCCTTATCAAAGTCTAAGGACCATTCGCCGTTACTGTTCAGGCCAAGCTTCATAACCAGAAGCGCATAATTCTGCATCTCTGAATTCGTCATGGCCAGATCCTTATAATCCTCCACGTCATAAATCGCTCGCAAAATGCCAACAAAAGGTGGGAGTATGTAAGTTAGGTCGTCATTGGCCTTAATAGCAAATGAATACGGGGCATCAAGTTCTATCCATTTCTGAGTAGTATCTTTCTGGTATTGGCTATATTTCGTCTGAAATTCTTTAGGGAACAGCTCAAGTTCATTGTTGTATATGTCAAAATACGAGAAGTCATAAGCGACATTCCAACAATTCTGCTGATAGCTGGCTATCTTACAATAGTTGGAGTCAAGGAACTGGAACGACATACCTTCCTTTGTCACCCAAGTAGTGCAATAGCACACATCTTCGCGGTAACATGTAACAAGAATGCGCTCCGCCTGCACCTTGATATCCGACCCCGCTAAAAACACATTAGTCTTCTGGTAATCTTCGAGTTCTTTGGAAGACTCCTTCAACTCATCAAACGACGTCTGACTAACCACATACGACAAATCACAGAGCTGTGACATATACTGTATGAGCCGCCAAAAATGAGGGGATAGATTATACAGCATACGAACGGCATCGCGTAGCTGCGCCTCGTTGGCAACTGGGTCTTGTATATATGTAGCAATCTGGTCTCGCCCGTATTTATTGAACGTCTCAACTTTCATGTTGTCGTTCAGGTTTTTATACATTATCTTGGCAAGAGCTGAATAGAAAGCACGAGGCTTGCCGCTCATCATGCCACGCGTATCAAACGTCTTACTGACTTCCGCCGCGTTAGACAGGGGCGGCGTTTTATTGGTGCCTACCATAAGCCACCACCTTTCTTTACTTTAGGTGCCCTAATCAAAGGCACAAATCCTTGTATATCATTTTTAGGTTTTATCACAGATGTGTAATCAGATATATAATACACAACGTAAGCCAAAGCGGAGAATCTATCCTTATCCAGCTTACGCACGACCTTCTCAACAGTTAAATTACCATTCGGTAGATTCTTCAGCTTAAGGTTCGCCACCTCAGCAAACAGCAAATCTGTCTGTATATAGGGAGTAGCGTCAAAAGACTCATCCTTACGGAACTCGGCATACAGTTCAAGGTCTTCCCGCTTGCTCAACATGCGGAGCTTGCCGCTGTCTATAGCATCAATAAACAAGGTGATAATCCGTGACTGCAATCCCTGCGCCTTCAGGTCAAACAAACACCTCTTAGCATCCTGTGTCGCGCCCTGATTGGTTGTATTAACCGTGTTCCAAGGCTCGAACTGCTCGCCGGTTGAAGGGTCAACATTAGCCTCCAACAACTTGTCCACGAGACCGGTGCCAAGTCCATTGCCGTCAAGAATAACCATACGAGGGTTATACGCCTGAGCATAACGCTTGATAATGGCCGCCTGAGTAGAAAAGTTCAGCACGTTAGAGATATTGACCATATTAACAAGGTTCATATACTTAATCTTGTTAGTCATAGGGTCACGGTCTACTTTCACAATAGCCAGAGATGACTGGTTGTTGTTCGTCTTCTGTGAACGTGCCACGTCAACGCCAAAATAATACTCGTCCGACTCTTTCTGCGCTCGCATAATCGCGTTATCGAGCGTGCGGCAAGCCAGCAGCTTATTAACGTCAACAAGCGCACCGTCGCTACTGCCAGTCCACGTGCCGCCATAGTTCTGCGCAAATGCCACAGATGACATACTGGCTCGTTTGGCGAGTATCTGTGCCTTAGACGAACCTCGACCGTACCAGCACGGTATCATCCAGTCCGCGCCGATTACCATCTTGCCTCCAAGGTCTATCATAGTATGTGTCATATCAATAGAGCGTATATGCTCTGTCGAGCCGCGCCAACCGGGGGTAGAGAAGAAGTTGATTTGCTGATTCAACTCACAAGGGTCAACCAACCCCAAACGCCCCATCGTATATCGCGGCACTTCAACAATCGGCTCAATAGCATCTTGGAATGTCTCGGCATCACACAGCACGCTCTCCTCAACGTTGATACGCTTACGACGCTGACCCTTTGAGGTTTGGGAGTTCGCCAGTGCATCTATGCGCGAACCATTCTTAAATAGAATATAAGCCTCATTAGCCGTAAAGCTCTTTTTAGCTATCTCATTTTCGAGCAAAGGCCAAGCCCTTATGATTTCAGCGTACTTGTCTTTTAACAGCTTGGATGCATTTTCCTTAGTCTGAGCTGTAACAGACAAAGTGACGCCCGGATACCACACAGCGACTACATACTGCACGGCTTGTTGCAAAAAGGTCTTACCGCTACCACGAGTCAGACACCCGTATGTGCTATAAAACCGTGCAAGGCTGCGCATCAATACACGCTGGTCCATATCCAGACGGAACCCGTTGTTTTCGCCCTTGCACAAATCAAGCCAAAGGTCAGGGTGCCACCGCGCCCAACTTGCGAACTCAACCCAGTTCTTTAGCGACGGGCCAAAACCGGACTCGACTTTCGTATAATCAATCACCCAAAACCACCTCTTCCGGCTCATCATCCGGCGTTAATTCAGCATTAACATCATCAGGCAGTTGGATGAATCTCTCTATCTGCGGCCTGTTCGTCGTGGTTGGGTCTTCCGTGAACATACCATTCGGGTCTCCGTACTGCTTAACATAATCGGCGACCTTTTCATCGTAAAACTTGTATATGTCAGCGTATTCACACTCAGGCTTGCCCTCAAGTCTGCGCACATAATTAACATATTCCCACATCAAAAAATCAACGGCGTCCGAAGGCTTGTACTTGAACTGAGGTAGTATAGGTATAATATCTACCGCTTGTTCAATCGCCTGTGACATCTCCGAAAATGACCCTGCGCTGCTGTTCAGGTCAGACTTAGTCATCTGCTTGGGGTTGATTTTAGCGTTTTCAGCCGCCTTGGTAGCTAATGTACCCCACTGCCTTGCAGCATCTGCGTCACCGCGCACAATAGCCTCTTCTTCCAGTACCTTGTAGCGCGTATAAGTCACAAGCGCTTCCGTATGAAAAGTGGTCATATCCGTATAGGACTGCTTCAGCCAGTTAAACTTCTGCATCAGCTTACGGTATAAATCCGGTCTCAACCCCTCGCCAAACAGCGCAACAGCTTCTTCGTCTATTGGTTCATCCGCCGCCTCGGCCACGACAGTTTCCACCGGCTTGGATTGTGATATGCTCTCATTTAGTGACGTTACGTCCAAGCGGGGCGCGACATCATCTATGGCATCAACACTCACATACGGACTGCCGACAAAGGTAGAACCGGGCGCGATGTTCGCATCCTTCGCCCAGAGTTCGCCTGCCTTAAAGTCCCAGTCCCGATACTGCTTTATCTGGACATTCTTCATGTACAGCGAGACTATCTTCTTATTGTGCTCAATAGGCACATTGCGCCCCTCAATAGACTTCTCATACTCGTCTACCGAACTGTGTAGCACCCGCTCTATATACGGTTTGTCCAACTGAAACAGCAGCTTACGCAACTTCTGTAGGCTCACCTTGTGTTCCAGCGGGTCATATACCAAATCCATCATGCACTCCTTGCATATAGGCATATAGCCGTCCAAGTGCATGGGGTTCGTACTTTTATAAAATGCACTTACGGGTTTAGTAGCTACAGAGGGAGGGCATGTGCCACATTTTTTATACTTAGGCCCTGTAGCAGCTCTGCTTTTAGGTCTCCCCATAAGCCACCACCTTTCTTTATCCAAAATCAAAAAGGCAGGGGAGAACCCTGCCTTGTATTCGTTAGCAACAAGCTATATTAGCTTGCTGAGTATGGGGTATGCATGTGACATCCCATTCCTTCTTCAATTCATCTACATCGTTCTCAAAGAGCTTACAAGCTATCTCGAACAGCTCTGCCGTCATTCCCATTCCACGGTCAATCAAGTCCATCTTGTTCTTTAACTTGGGTTTTATGCCAACATATGTATCTGACTCCATACGAGCCTTTAGATTGACATGATACTTCATCTCAAATTCCTTGTACAGCATCTCCCAACGAGCGGCTATCAGAGCGCCGCCGCGCACGTTATGCCTAACAATCTGATTGATACGCTGACGTTTCGCGGCAAGGTCAACATCTTCAACAAATCCGATGATGATGTTCTCCTTGTATTCGATTTCTTTGCGCTGTTCTTTTACCGTTTCCTGCAAGGCTAAACGCTCTTGCGCCTCCTCAATCCATCGCTGCGCACGAGCGATGGGGTCATCTATCATATAGCTATCTGGCTTCCGAATGGAATATGTACCCGTCTTACGGATAGCAGGAATGACCTCATGAGTTATCCAACGCTTAAAAACTTTGGCCTCTGGTTTACGAGAACCAAGAATTAGCGTATATAGACCCGGCTCGTTTACAACAGTCTTCTGTGGGTTGCCGGGAGTACCGTCGGTTAAAACTACGGTATTCTTTTCATCGGCATCCAGACGTGTAACAGCGTCTCTGCTATTAACAACATCCAATGCCCGACATACATCAGCCGCTACAAACCATGGTTCACCATCACGCTCAATAACTCGGATCTGCCCAAAATCATTGTTTTCAAAAATCTGTATATTGCTGTTCATACAAAGTCCTCCATTATTTATTAATAAGAAGGAAGAGTTGAACATACTCAACCTGACCGCAAATCGTTAAACAGACGAAAGCGGTATAATATCAATGCTGTTTATGATGCTTTGCCACTCAAGAACTTATTGACAAAGTATATCTGCCCTTTACCAGTCACCTTAGTGGTGCGTACAAGCCGCACGCTGCCATCAGGATTATCCACAACGCTTTCCTTGACTTCAAACAACCCAGCCTCCATGCTGCGCTGAGTAGGCATATTGCGGTTTGAACCACTCTTACATAGATAGCCTTCATTACGCAGATAATCAAACAACCTATTCTGGCCAATCTCATACCCGTTCTGGCGAATCATCTTGGCAAGCTGACCTACAAGGCAGCTATCATGCGACGTCTCTACAGCCCCAGCAAACAATACCTTTGGCGCGTCAGCCTCGACTTTAACCTCCAACGCTTCTCTCTTAGCGCGTTCCTCTTTAAGATCTGTACACAAGCGAATAATCGTGTCAGGATTGATAAGAATCTCTTCTATCTTGTCTGGTGTGATATACGCACCGTGTTTGCGAACAGAGGGTATAACCTCATGCGTTATCCAGCGCTTGAACGCCTTTGCCTCCGACTTAGTAGAGCAAAGCACAAGATGGTAGAGACCAGGTTCATTCACACCATTCACCTCTTGGGTTTTGCTGGGACTTTGGGGGTGGGGTACTTTTAGTAACCCCCTTTCATCTTCGTCCAATCTATCCAATGCGCGACTCACCTGTTCCAGCCCAAGGGCTCTGCACACATCAGCCGCCACAAACCACGGCTCGCCATCGCGCTCAACAACCCTGACCTTACCAAAATCGCTATTCTCAAATACCTGCATACCATTATTCACAAAAAATCGAACCTCACTTCATATTAAATTGCAGAGGCGGCGGGGGTTGCCTGCCATACATAACCTCTGCCAGCAACGGCATTTCGCCCAAAATCACATTTTTCCAACCATTTTTGTGCCTGTTTTGCACATTTTTCCAACGAGCTTTTGCACTGTAGTGCAAATTTTTGCGGGTTCCGTTCCTTTTTTGCACTAAAAAACATAAATGTAAGGAATATATTCCTAAAAGTTGGCAAAACTAATGTTCGTTAGTCAATTCAGCGACACCAACTTGCTGCACTCACGAATGGGTGCGCCGTCCTTGTCCAAGCACAAATACAAGAAGCCTTCCTTCTGGCTCATCGTGAGCCTGCCATTGGCGTAACTCATCTTACTTGTCTCACAGCAACATCCCTGCTCATACAGTACCGTGTTGCCAACCGCATAGTTGCCAAGGCGATGTGTATGTGCCATTACCAGACCGCTAAACACCATACCTTCATTGCGGAACCACATCATAGCATCTTGCGCCGTCTTCATAGGTGCAGATTTGAATACACGCGGATGGCAAAATTTGACACTCCCCACGGCTAAAGCCGCAGGGTTCTTGGGAACTCTCCCCTAATGGAGAGATATTTACCAAGCTATCCCCGTAGTCCCTACGGTTCTTAGTTATATTTTTATTTGGATATATTCTAAATTTATATGCCTTCTCCATTAAATAACCCTACTTGACTTTTTGATTTTGAATATATCCGACCACTAACTCATGACTAAAGTCACAAGTCTGCGTGGTCGGTTCTACGTCAATCGCACAGGATACATTGCGTCAATGCCGTTATCTGAACACACACATACAGTCTGAGACGGTTTACCGCCCAACCTGTGTTCCAAAGTAAACTGATCTCCGCCACCAGACAAGCATCCGTTTTGTATGCACGTTACACTATTCACTGTCATATAGGCAGGCGTATGTTTATGTGCTGTTATTATCCCTGATGGCACAAATCCCAAAAACGAGAACAACTTTGCCGCACCCGCTTCAGAAAAAGTGTCAAAATCGCCATGATTTAACACGTAGTTTTTGCCACGCACATCCAGCAGTTCTATCGTGCCCTGAAATGGGGTGGATAGGGGAGGGAACCTGATGTTCGCACAATGCTTCAACTCGGATTTAGCGTGCCATACCACCAGCTTGTCCAGCCTCTCGCCAAGCACAGCTTCTTTCTTGTTTTGAGTTAAACGAGAGTGATTGCCTGCCACAGAAGCCACATCTACATATGTGAACATTAATGAAAGCTCATACAAAAAACACGACAACATTTCACCGGCCAGTATAACTTGGTCAACCACATCCTCACGGTTCTCAATGGCAACCACTGAATGAGGCTTGCCACTAATTAAGTCTCCCAAAATGGCAACATGAGCATTAGCGGCATTATGTCGCTTTTGAATGTCTTGTATATAGCCAAGAAATTGAGACAACCGCGCCTGAGCGATATCACTGTCATATTTGCCTATATAGCTGTCAAACCTCATCCCGATGTGCCAGTCGCTCAAACATACAAGCAAATCGCAATTACCGTCAATTTGCGGCACAGTGGCAACAGGGTATTTAACTGAACCAATCTCAGCTAAACGTTGCTCCCACAACTCATTGTTAGCTTCATACCGCGCCTGACTACGCAGCTCTTTATTGAGCGCAGTACGTTCGTCACGCAACTTCATTCGCTCAATAACTACTTCTTGCTTGTTGTCTTGTGCAACGCCGCATTTTTGAAACACGGCCTGCCATTTCTTACCCAATGCGTAAATCTGCCGCCACGAACCGGCCACCCGCTCAACATCGCATTCTTCATTGAGCACCGGCGCAAGTTCGTCCCAAGTGTATGTTATCAGGCCATCATCCTTGGCTTTGCCAATACGGTAGAGATACTGTTCGTCCAGTAGTTCATCAGAGCGACGCCGTACATCAAACATAGCTACGCCCTCTTGCCACTATAACGTCTGAGGAGCCTCGCCGTTTCACGGGACTCCTCGGCCAGCCACTTCTTCTTACGGGCGTTAGCGTACTTATTGAGCACTGTAATGTGCGCACCATGTTCGCGGAGATACGCAGCCTCCGCCTTACTTACGTTAATAATGTCCAATCATTCCTTTTACTCTATATTAGACACCATGACAAAAACTCGTGATAAAAATCCGTGATAAGAATCCGTGATAAGAATTAATGATAACTGAACACGAGTAATATCTTAGTATCCATATACACCCATTATAAAAAGTGGCGATTAAAGATAGCGACTATATTATTACCCACCACAGCGTCTTCGCCTTCATTAACCAGAGGTACATTAAACCTGACGCGCACCATTTTGTGTCGGGTATTCTTACTCCAACTATTCTTAGGCTCAATACGAGTTATAAGGCCGAAGTCAACTAATTCCTTAAAGTGACGCCCAGACAGGTTGGTGTACGCAATATTCAGCCACCTCGACAGACCATACAGAGACACATTACACTCGCCGTTCTTATTCGCACACACCTTACCATAAGCAATTAACGCTAATGCCACCATACGAGTATTCTTGCTATCGAATCTGCTACGCACTTCCTCAATATCGTTCTGGTTAATGTAGCAGGGGCTTTCGCCTCTTAGCGGTGTGCCATCTTCCATGACCCGATATATCACGCTATTGACGCTAAAATCGAAGAAACACTTATATTTGCTACCCCAATCAAATATCCGCTCGCGTATGGCCTGATGGTCAAGCCCTTGGTCGCGGTAGTAGGAGGCCAGCATGTAACATATACGATAGCTAAAACGCTGGTCTATATTCTTGCCTTCAAGGTATTCCTGCACTTCAATAAGTTCGTTAATCAATAATCTGCTCTCCAATCTCTTGTATTTCTATTTCGTTATACGGCACTTCAACCATTGAATAGCGCCGCCCCAAATATAGCTCACTGCCATCAGGGTCGCGTTTAGGTAACAATCGTTTTTCAGTCGGCTTAATATTATCCAACAGCCCTTGCTCAGCTACCACCCACATGAACTTACTGTCAACGTTAGGGTAATCACGATACTGTAACAACACAGCCGCATTCGCCAGCATCTTTTCATCTGGACAAATCTCATGGCACTTCTGCCTATACAGCTCATGGTAATAAGCCCAATTAACAGTGTAGTATTGCGCGTCAAACTTAGTGACCTGCGCCCGTATATCTTCATCCTGATATGCTCGCACGCGCCGTTGCTCGGCTTGTAAGATTGACATCTCCTTGTTATATGCGAGGAACACTTCACGAAGCCGCTCATACACATTTGCTTGCACACTTACTTGCTCGCCAAGCATAACCGTATAATCAAATTGCGGCGCACGCCCCCAGCGAAGCTCTTTATGCCACTTCTCCATTTCGATACACAATCTGTTCATATTAGATGGGGCCATAGATAGCTTCTGATTAGCGTAATATTCTTTGCGATATTTCATAAAATAGGGGAGAGGACGCCCCATTTTAGCAATATGTGGGGGCATTTTATAGAATATTCCCGTCTTCGCTTGCCTTTGTACCGCTGCTTTCGCAGAACTTTAACACCGCCTTCGCGGTCGGAGTAGACCATATCTTTATCTGTTATCAGATAGTTTGCACTTCGATTTAAGGGATTCTCACCCACTTGCCATTTCATGCAAGCCCTACTCCTATTGACGAATTTCACGTCCGAGGGGATGGTCGTTGCACCTTCTCCATATGGAGCTTGGCACAGGATTGCCATATTACTTAGGTGTTCCCTGTTAGCCAGCTCATTAACAACCATTTCCTGTTGCTACTTGTCGTTGAGCTGACACCCCACAATTATGGGTTCACAAACTTTGCTAATAGCTGTCACCAGCTATAGTGACCAATTCGATCAATCGCCTTACCGGTCAAAACGCTTATCTGGTCAACGTACTTCTCATAAAGCCGTTTTTGTTCATCTGTGCGCGGGCATTTGTTGTGATACGCGCTGCTATAGTTGCTGTACTCCCCGATAAGTGACTTCATGGTACGCATAGTCAATGCCACGCGCCCCTCTACGGTATCTGGCTCAACCATTGCCGTAGCTTTGTCTTCTACATCTATCACTATAGGGATGTCTCTATGTACACCTTCTTGCATAATCTCGTTCTGCAACACCAGAACAAGGTCGCCATCAAACACGCTTTCGCGTAGACTATATCTTCCACCATCTAATATGGCGGCGGCGCACTCCCACTGACGTATCAATAGCCAGTGTACTCAGTTACACTCATCACCGATAGTCGTTACACCTTCCTACATAATAGGCTTGGCACGGTATTATTTGCTCTCGCAACCTCCACCGTTAGCAGGCTGTAAGCCTACACCCCTGATAAGGGTTCACGCCGTGCAGTATCGACATTACTGCCGTACTGGACTTCTTAAGGGGGAATCAGCCCCATTCAAACGCGGTGCAATAAGACTTTTGCAGTTGACCATGCATATATTGGCCAAGTCACCAACATACTTGATGATGTCGGGCGTTGTCACAGCTCGCAACAGCGCGTGCTCTGACTTGCATATATGCGGGTTACGTTCTATAAGATACTCGCCGCTAAATGCGCCATCTATATCACGCGAATAAAACTCGTCTGCCTCAAGCGACCCGTGCAGGGGCAACCCGCCGATATGCTCCATAAACAGTATCAGGTCTGGCACAAGGAACTTGAAACATGCCTGCATCCATAGCTTCCCGCACTTCATGCCGTCAATGTACTTCTTGACCGATTCGCGCAGGTATTTGCGCACATTCCGCTCGTACATCATCTCAGGATTCTTTAGTATGGCTTTGGCATAGGCATTAACCGGCGTACACCTATCAGCCGTTAGGCCGAGAAAGTTGTAGGTATACAAGTTGTCGCCTGACACAATGCGCTGTGCCCATTCAGCGCTATCCTCAGCTAACATCCGGAACTTGTTATACGGTAAGTCAAGGTCTTGCAGTATCTGGTAATTAGCACGAGTGAACACAGGTTCCTCGTCAAAGGAGAAATTCCACTTAGCAACACCGAAACAATGCTGATACTTGTCGAATAAATCCCAGTATCTATCCCAATCGCGCCCATCGCCGTATACCTTGAAGTATTTCATGCCCTTAAACATACTCTCGGTGAAGATGAGCATCTTATCATGCACGCTATGCCAGCGTCCCCATATATCCTGTATATATTCAACGCCGCGCTCCAACAGGAAGGACTCATAATCAACCGAATGCGATAAACCCTTCGTCCATGGTAAACGCCAGAGAACTGTCGTAACCGGTGCTTTGGCGTGTAACAATTCCGTTACTTGGCGCGTGATGTCAGGGTGGTGGATACCGCACCCGTCAAAGGCGTTAATCTCCATATCGCGCACATCCTCGGCGATATCCTTCTGCGTCCACTGCCTAACCTCGCCATCCTTCTCGTATTCAACAGTATTGTCATATACATACTTGATACGCTGTTGCGGCACAGGCAGCATCAAATCCGGCACAATAATCACCTTGGGCTTCCAACCCTCCAAGCAATGACATGAACTAAAGAACAATCCGCGATAGGCATAATACTTCGACAGCACAGTCTTATCGAACTGAATGTCCATAGTTATACGCTTATTAAGTTCGGGGAAGATATCCGCATCAACGACACTAAAGATGCCATTGCGCGTCATAGAGGCCGAACGCTCGCCAAACACAAAGTGGTGCCCATCGATATAGATGCCATCACGTACCAAACGGCCAATGTATTCTTCTGTTTTTGGGGAGCCCGCGCTGTCAATAAAGACTACATATGGGTTAAATTTGCCCGAAAAACCTGTTATAAGACGTGTTTGCCTGAACAGTGGATTATCTGCCTGTTTGATGTAAAAACGTTTGTCAGAGCCTTGTTCGCGGCTCAAATAGTAGTCTGCTGCGATTATTTCCCGTAACGGATACGACCGCACAACATAAAGAGGTGGTGCAAATATATCTCTCAACTCGCTTTCATTAAATTCTCGACAGTAAAGCCGTCATTTGTGGTGTATATGATGTGTTTAATGCCCAGAGATTGTATAGCCGCCATACAAGCAGGACACGGACGCGCCATGCCATACGGACGGTCGTTACGCAGCCGGCACACATAGAGCGTCACACGGCTCCAATCAACATCAGGGCTGTCAAAGATAGGGGAAAGGCACATGATTTCCGCATGGATACTGTGCGGCGGCTCACTGCCAGCGCGAAAGTCTCGGAAACGGTCAAAGGCGGCCTGTAGCGGGTGAGATTTGGTAGAATTCCATCCCGCACTCAACACTTGTTTGCCGCAAACGGCAACTGCGCCCACCTTTATCCTAAAGTCACTCAGATTCGCAGCTCTCGCCGCGTGCTGCAAATAACGCATCTGCCGCTGTGTAATCCCAGAAGTCCCATTCATTTTCAAGATAGCCCCAAAAATCAGACCTCCATTCATAATAATCGTTATATGATTCCATATTAGTCCTTTTCAGTAATACTCAGAATTGATACTCGTTTGCCGTATATACCTATCGCCAACTGCATAGCCTGTTGGAAATTAGCCGCTACTAAAATGCTTTCAAGAATTGTATGTGCCTTGTCGGGAAGTTTAAGTTGAATGGTGTATAGCTTCATCATCGCACCTCATACGGCGTAAATGACTGCGCCCCACACTTCCGGCATACCCAGTGAAAGCCGCCGCCGGTGTCACGAATGTACTCCCAATCATGGTCACAGAAAGTGTCGTGACCGAGGTCAATATCGCCTCTCTGGCAGTAGCACATCCGCACCCATGGAGCATTTACCGCGCCGCACCGTGGACACACCCACCCGATATTATACGGCTCAATGTCGTACTCGTCTAACAGATTGCCTGTTGGGTCTTCCCTTACGGTATATAGTACGATATTGTTCAAATCAACACCGACCCAATCTATTGTAACGATATCTCCAGCACGCAAGCTGTCAATCCGGCACGTATCCTTTATACGAACCTTATCACCTACATGATATTGCACCTTTGGCCTCCTTTAAGAATTTGTTGACGAAGTATATTTGACCCTTGTTTATTACTTTGGGCGTGCGCGTTATTCGCACAGTGCCATCAAAGTTATACAGTGTGCCTTCCTTTACCTCGAACCAGCCTGCATCTATGCTGCGCTGTGTCGGCATGTTACGGTTCTCGCCACTCTTGCATAGATATCCCTCGTTGCGCAGATAGTCAAACAGACGGTTCTGGCCGATATTGTAACCATTCTGGCGCAGCACCTTGGCAAGCTGGCCAACAAGACAACTGTCCTTTGATGTGGCAACCGCATCAGCAAATAGAACCTTGGGCGCATCGGCCTCCACTTTGGCCTGTAGAGCAAGTTTCTCTTGTGCCTCCTCAATCCATCGTTTGGCTCGCTCTATCGGATCGTCTATCATGTAGCTATCTGGGCGCTGGAGCACATAACTGCCTGTCTGCCGCAGTGTGGGCAACACCTCATCGAACACCCAATGCTCAAAGCGCTCTGCGGAGGGCAGCTTGCTGTGGGTGATAAGCCGGTACACGTCGCCTTCCGGGATGAATGACATATCTTGCATTCCACCTGCCGTGGGGGTGGAACGAAACGTTCCTCCCTTTGTATGGTCACGTACTGCTTTTCTGGGATTGGTATAACCCAGCGCCTTCGCTACATCAACGCCACAAAATAGAACCCTACCATCCTCCTCGATAATACGCACACTACCAAATTGCTCATTGTTGAATACTTTCACTTGCTGATCCATTATTTATCCTCCATATTTATTATCAGACCACGGAACGTTCTGTTCCACCGTCTGCGCCTATGCATCACGTTTCGTTACACGCCTTGGAATGTACGCATGAACTCAACCAGCGTCATGCCGTTATGCTCGGCAAGCGAGGTGGCAAAGTAGATGATGTTCCTAAGCGAGCTTATGTCCATCGCCCAGCGACACCAACTAATAAAATTCTTATAAGGCTTCTCGTCCTTGTCCCGTCTGTAGTACCCCGCCATAGTGTGACCATTCACGACGTACACCACGAGCGGTACGTTCTGCTTATCATAGATGCAATGACCATGCCGCCACCAGCCCCAATCATCCGGCCAGTCCTCATCCTTGACATCGCATAGACGTCTATAATCCTCATCGTCAACCTGATACACATCGCAAACCCCGTACCACCCGAAATCGGCGTGGCCTTCCAGCACCGCATTAACCCCAAGCGCCTGACACGCCTTTTCGATATTCTGTCCTACAATTTCCTTCATACACTCCTCCTTTAATCTTTTGATAGTCTACCCTTGCCTTCGGCCACAAGCCTTTTCGCGGCCTCAGAATACCCCAGAGCCTCCGTGCGCCGCCGATGTTTGGCCGCGCTCCGCAACCGCGTATATACATTCAAAAGGTCTATAGCGTAGTCAATGCTGTCTATGCTGTCGTCGTTCTGAATGTTCGGATAGAAGTTGCACTCGATGAAGTCTATTAGGCTATCTCGCTGACTCTCGGTTAATTTTATAGTCACCCTGCTCACCTCCTTTATAAGATATTGCCGTCTCCACAAGTGGGAAAGACCCCGTCGCGTTTCACGACCCCCCCCTACGCCACACAGAACTCAGTCTTAAGCTTTTCTACCAAATAGAGCTGACCCTTACCGGTTACATAGGTCTGAGTGCGCAGGCCGCCGTTATGTACTGTTTCGCGCACCCTAAACAACCCCTGATTGACATACTGCTGGTATGGTTCGTTATTACCCCGCAAATAGCCCTGACTACGTAGCCACTCAAATAGCTTGTTACGCCCCATATTTATATGTTCGTCTTGTATTACTTTAGCGAAGTTGGACATAGACAGCAGGCCATCCGTATTAGCCACGCGGTCAGCGAACTCGGCCTTGGGTTTCATGGCGCTGTTTTCGGCAAGTAGCGCTTGGCTCTTTTCTCGCTCCGCTTTAAGCTGGGTAGCAAGACTGATAATGGTGTCGGGATTAAGCAGTACCTCCTCTATTTTAGCGGGGGTCATATACACGCCATGTCTATGAATGGTAGGTATGACTTCATCAAACACCCACTTCTCAAATTGCTCAGATGTAGGGAGTTTGCTGTGAGCAACAAGCCGATACACATCTCCTTCCGGCAGAAAAGACATCTCCACAGTCTTATCTTTAGACTGTGGATGAGGTAGATGGCGTTTCACCACCCACCGACAGTGTTGCTTGATTGCATTAACTGTATCTTTGTACCCAAGAGCAGCGGCTACATCTTTAGCACAGAATAGTACCTTATCTCCCTCAACCACCATTCTTACCTCACCAAACTGTTCGTTCTTATAGACCTGTATTCCGTTCATATAAACTATCCCCTATTAGACTATTTCAACAACACACGTATTGCGACAAGCATCTTATTTTACTCAAATCTGAGTAAAACCAAGCCCATCAACCCTATTGCTCATTTTTGAGCAATAGTCCTTACCTTCTTCAAATCCATATTCACACATGCGTGGGAACCAATCTTTATATGCCGTTTGTACCTCCAGAGCCTCGTGCAAGTCCCGACCAAGCACAGTTGGCCTGTCTACATTAGTGTAGTCAATTCTCAAAAGTTCGTTTTCCATATATACTGCATCCTCCTGTTACGCCGCACAAAACTCGGCACGTAGCTTCCCAACTAAATGGAGCTGGCCCTTACCAGTGATGAAGGTGACAGGGTGAACCATACCATTCACATACACCTCACGCACCTGAAACAGCCCCTGTTTAATATACTGCTGATACGGCTCGTTATTAGCACGCAGATAACCACGATCTCTTAGCCACGCCATCAGCTTATTGCGCCCCAGCTTAATATCCTCGTTCTGCACTATCTTGGCAAAGGCGGACACAGTGAGCAGTGTCTTGGAATCGGCCACATGGTCGGCAAACTCGACCTTGGGTTGCTGCTCGGCCAGTTGTGCCTGCTGTTTGGCGTTGTCGGCCTTCAATGCCAGCACCTGCGTCCTCAAATCCTTAACCATAGTAAGCTTGGTCTCGTCCGAGAAAGCGGGGAAGTACCTCTCGATGAATTCTTCTTCACGGCCAGCCTGCACATAGCCGCCAGTCTTACGGATGGTGGGTATTATTTCGTC